CGGTCTTGCCGACGTTCTCGATATCAGGTGTACGAATGCCCTTCTGGCAGGTGGTGACGCGGTGGCGCGGCGGCTCCTCGATACCCTGGAAGTACTTTTTCAGCGGGGTCATTCCGGCGTTGATGAGCAGGATAGAATTATCCCCCTGCGGAACCAGCGGAAAGCTGTTCAGGCGCAGGTGTCCCTTACTCTCGAAGAAACTCAGGTAGCTCTCGCGGAGATCATTAAGTCCAGTCCATTTCATAATGTTTGTCCTCTTTGTTTTGCAAAATTTATCTGTTTACTCCATAAGGAATACGCATACATATTTATTATACATCTTTTTCGCCAAAAGTCAATAGTAAAGTGCTTATTTTGCGGGAGACGCGCCGATTTGATCAGCTGCGGCGGATCGCTCCCTGTTGAATCGACCGCACTTTTGTGCAAAAACAACAAAAATAAGAATGAAAAATCTTGGCGTTTTGTGGTAGACATTTCAGCGCTTCTATGCTATAATAAAGTGTACAAAGGCGCAGACCTGTTATTATGATTCGACTGGAGGAATTCATATGGCAAAGAAAAAGCTGTTCGGCAATAACATCAAGCCCTCCTGCAAATACTGCGAGTTAGGCATCGCCGGCGAAGGCGACAAGATACACTGCTCCAAGATGGGCGACGTAAAGGCTTACGACTCCTGCAAGAAGTTCGTGTATTCCCCGCTGAAAAGAATTCCCAAGAAGGAGCTTCAGCTTGCAAACTCCGCGGTAAACGATATCGACTTCTGATACTGCACCGGCTGCGGTTCAGTTAAGACGCCAAAACAGAAACGCCCCACGCTTCACGCATGGGGTTTTTTGTGTAAAAATCTCAGATTTTATGGAAAATTACTTAATTATCTCTTGCCAAACGCCTGAAATTGTGCTATACTAATCATGATTACAATGCCGCAACTGGCATTACATATGGGAAATTGAGGAAATATATTAAGGAGAGGATAATTATGAAACTCAACAAGAGAATAGCCGCTGCGGTTCTTTCCGGCTGCCTTACCGTTGGAGCGGTTCAGGGTGCAATGCCGCTTACAAGCTTTGCAGCGATAACAGACTACGATTCCAATGATTGCGTATGGTATTACGATCCCAGTTCTGCCGAACCGGCGAAACCGTCCCCAACGAGAAGTTCATAAAAGCGATCCAGTCCGCCGCCAACGTCAAGGACTACACCGAGATCACCTTCGGAAACCTGGAGCGCATCACCTCGCTCAACCTCAGCGGAATGGGTCTTGAGTCCATACCGGGTATCGTGCAGTACATGCCGCGCCTGCGTACGCTCGACCTTTCCAACAACAAGCTGCGCAGCTCCACCATCGGCACGCTCGACCTTTCGAAGGATATTGCTCTGACCTCCGTTGACCTCAGCAATAACTACCTTACAAGCGTACCTGCATGGTTCTCTGCGCTCAACATCACCACCAAGAAGATAAACAACAACCTTCTTAATTCCACCAATCAGCGCAAGCTCGTCGTAACTCCGGATACCTACTACTTCGGCGTAGGGGATACACTGTCTGATCTGGATATCAATGCGTTCAAGGATAAAGTTCTGTCCACTGTTACTCTCAGCGATAAGAGCCTGCTTCCTGAGTATTTCTACGATCCGGATCTTCCTACTTACAACATTCCCGACAGCGAGAAGAATAATTCCGCTTACCTCAAGAATGAAAATATTGAATTTGATATCGACTTCAGTTCAAACGTTACCAACGGAGTAGTAAGTAAGGCAGGAAAGATCACCGGTACCATTTCTCTTGGCATTTATGGTACTGGAACCAGCTCCAACCCGAATATCCGCACCACCGTTACGGTGTACTTCCTCGACGGCAGCGACCCCACAACCGTTAAGTTCCGCCTCGAGACCCTCATCTCCGAGTGCGAGAAGCTCACGAAGGACTCCTACACCTCCACGAGCTGGACGGTATTCTCAAATCAGCTCAGCACTGCAAAGGCTATCCTGAGCTACAGCAACACCGACAGCGACATGCTCCAGAACGCCTACGACAGCCTGACCGAGGCGAAGAAAAATCTCGTAAGCGGCGTAAACGCCAACACCAAGAAGATACTTTCCGACCTCCTCACCATCGCCAAGACCTACAAGGAGGAGGACTACACCGCTGAAAGCTGGAAGCCCCTCGCGGAAGCTGCCACGCTGCTTTCAGACGCTTCCTCGGACGCTTCCACCTCCCTCGACGACGCAAACAAGGCGATAAAAGCGTTCCAGGACGCACAGAACGGGCTGGTAGCTACAAAGCAGTTCACACCGGACAAGATCACCAAGGCTGAGTTTGAGTCCATCTACGGCGAAAACAAGTACGTCACCGCCAGGGGCACCACCCGCGACGGCTCCAAGTATAGCTGGAAGTTCATCGGCACAGACGTTTCCAAGCCCGCCGACTTCGACCCCGAGGTGCTCTACACCAGCAGCGTCGAGGAGCAGCTCCGCTTTGAAGTAGGCTCCGCGAGCGACTACCAGATAATCTCCTTCAAGCAGACCGGCGCGTTCCCCGGAATCGGCGAACTCACACTTGACGTTTCAAAGGTATACAAGAACGGCGTTTACAGACTCTATAAGTGGAACACAGCCACCAAGAAATCTGAATTCATCAGAGAGGTAACAGTCGAAAACGGCTCCGTTACCACAAGTTTCAGCGAGGGCGGCGATTACTTCATAAGCTCCGTGCTTCAGAATTTCCAGATGATCTCCTCCAATTTCGTTATCAACAACGACAAGCGCACCATCGCTGCCGGCTTCAAGAAGAAGTACACCGTTGCTGATTTCCGCGACAACATCGAAAACGGCGAGTTCATCAAGATCACAAACGCAGACGGCACAGCCGCTTCCGAGACGCAGTACATCGCCACCGGCATGAAGGCTGCCGCTCCCAACAGCGACGTTTCCTACTCCCTCATCGTTTCCGGCGATGTTGACGGCGACGGCAACTGCACCGCGCTCGACGCAGTGACTATCCTCAAGGCAGTCATCGGCGAGACCACCCTCGAAAACTACGAGCAGAAGGCGGCCGCTGACGTAAACGGCGACGGCTGGGTAAGAGCAGACGACGCAGTAGTGATCCTGAAGTACATCGTGGGCATTGACTGATAACCGCCTCACGGAGGTAAAATGAACACAAAAACTATAGCGGAAAACCGCGTCGTAAGGCATGAATATTTCATTATCGAGAGCTACGAAGCAGCCGAAGAGTATTACACATATGATGGCAAGGAAGCAAAGACAGAATATAACAATATTTGCAAGGACATTTTGACAGCTTTTGAAAATGAAAAGGTCAAACACGATTGCCGATATAAAGCCGGAAGGATTAGCAAATATTCTCTATTTTGCGATTGGATGGCAGGACTTCCAACGGCTTTTCCTGTTTCTGATGATATTTTCCTTGGCTCTGCCGTTGATTGGCTCGCCGATATTTTAGACGAGACAGAAGAGGAAAAGGCAAGATATACAGATGATAAAGCAGAAGCAACAGCATGTAATCTACTTTATAGAGAACTTACAAAGCACGCAGAAAAAGCAAATAATTAATAATTAGCAAGGTTGGCGCTTCCGGGGTTCGATTCCCCGGCTTGCTCTCGTCCTGTAAGGGATAATATTAGAATATATGGAGGTTTTAAATTTGGAAATCAGCAGAATTAAGAAGATTTTAGATGCTCATAGCACGCCGTATTACATCAAGGGTGGTCACATTTTCGCGGATTGTATGTTTGCATTCCGTGAAAAATTCGAAATCGTGGAAGATGTAACAGATTGGAGCAAGTCGCAACTTTACACGTGGCTGGGATATTAACAGAAGGGGGTATATTATGGATTTTACAAACGGAGTCAAGGCGCTTGTTGTATTTGGACGCACAAAAAGATTCTGCCGTAGCCCTTTCCAGATTTACGATTTTTTAATTGAAAACGGTGTTGCGTGGGAATTGGCATTTGACGCGCAGGCTTGGGCGCAAACGGCGGATATTGGCGAATCGTACAACGAACAAAAATTTGATATTTACATAGAATAATTGCAAGGGCGTACAGTCTGCGCCCTTTTTGGCTTGCTCTGGTTTGGCTGGTTCGATTCCAGCCGCAAGCATTCCCATATTAATAATAATATGGTATAATATTATAATATTGAAAGGTGGCATTTTATGTATTTTTTAAGGTTCGGGGAAATCCCCAAAAATGAAAAATCTATCAATTCTCTAAAAATGACAAACGACCAGAACGACAACTTTACATATGCATTTGATATATACGGATATGGCGAAGCGTTGGAATGTGTGCCAGAATGCGCATATGAAAAAGGCGTTTCTTGCTTTGACTTTAAAAACAATGTACCGGGTCTTGATTCTATTGAGCTTTTACGCTCTTTTTGTGCTAGAATAAAAGATAAATGTTATATTATCGAAGCTAAGCAGATAAGCACAGGCAACGACGGTGAGCCACTTGTTAAAAATGTGCGGATTGTGGAAGAATGGCAAACAACAGAGAAAGAACGCGCACAGCTTGCACATAATATATTATGTGCCATGTTTAGCAATGTTAAAAAGCTGTCGGAAGATGATTGCACGAATTATATATTGTACAGCTTCACAGACTGGAAGACAAACAAGAAAAGTTATGTTTTTAACGGCTTTGAATATTATAATTGAAAGCGTTTTGAGGCTGTTTTATTTTGTAGGCTTATAAGTTTACATCAGCACAATAAAACCACCGTACAGGGCAAATCACAAAGTCACAAAACCGAAATTGTAAGCCACACCTACAATCGCAAAGAATCAGCCGTACGCTTTAGTGTGTTAAAGTTCTAAAGTTTTTCATCAATTTTTCAAGGTAAATCTGAACAAAATCGGGAGCAAAAATTGAAATTCTGTGTAACCGATTTTTGGATTCCAAAATTGAAAGTGACGGGGATATTTGAAATGGCGCATTATAATTCCGTGAGAAATTTTTTAATTTTTTAAGTAGGATTTGAACGAAATCTGAACCAAATTTGGGAAATTGTCAAAATCGAAATTGCGAATATAAAACGCCATACCTGGGGGCGTATTGAATGCGTTACCCCGAAATTTTTTGACAACATTTTTCTGTATAAATCAATGCCTTACTTGCATACCGGCATTGACTAAGTTCGTATATCAACATTTTCTTTGTCATAGTCGGATTAGTCTTTTGAATTATCTTTAACAGCTCATCAATACTCATCATCCCACTCTCCTAACTGCCCCAAGCACCATATCAACAATGTCAAATACTTCATCGCCATAAGTTGCTACAAAATCACACAATATCTCTTCCTGTTCGATAGGCAAATACACATCATAGGACATACAGATTGCATGGCATACTTCATGTATCAGCACTTTGCGTTGCATAAATCCACGCAAGGCATTTGATAGATAAATTGTATGTGTATTTCTATCAGTTACACCTAAGCTGATTGTGCCGTCTGACCGCTTTAATTCGCCCGAATTTGAATTTTTATATTGCACTTGCCAGATTGTGCCATTGATGCTAAAAATCATCTGTATGCTCCTTTCTGAATAAAACAAAAACCACTAACCGATATTGGCTAGTGGCGTTTGCTTAATGTATTTAATTGTTATGCACTCTTTACACAATAACATATCATCATTTCCTTAATTACCAACTCATAAGCTGGTTTAAGGTCTTTATCGTTGGCAATTACATATAGCTTGTTGATTTTCTTAAGTTCAGACTTTTTAATGTCTGGTCTTTCTTCCAAAGCTCTGCCGACAGCTCTCTGAACTCTATCATCAAGCCTGCAATTTCTTTTCTGCATTAGTCTTTCGTAACTTTCTTTTCTTGCATACGAATATCTCTTATCTCTGGTATCACCTTTGTTAAAGTAAGGACTTTCAGCAATCTTTGTAATGCAAGAATTGACCCATTTCTGGAAGTTCTCAACATCATCTACTCTTTGGAATGTTTCAGCAATAGCATTCTGTGTCTGTTTTACTTCTCTGACTTCTTTTGCAAGTTGCTTCTGTTCAAGCTCATTTCTTGATATTTGCTGTACAAGCAAGTTCATCAGCTTTGTTTGAGGGTCAAGCTGTTCAAGGTCAATCACTTTCTGCTTAACTCTTTCCTCAACTGTTGCAAAATATTCTCTTGCCTGTTCCGCTTTTTCTCCGTTACCCTTGACAGACAACTTCTTAGCAAAATGTGCTGTTAGTTTGTAATCATCAGCAAAATTGCCTCTCCCTTGTTCATTCTTCATTGATGAAGAGTAAAAATAATCTTCATTTTCTGCGGCAAATTCATTGTCAATAATGTTTGACTTAACCCACCTTGAGTAATTCTGTGGCGCAAGTTCTAAAAACTGATACAATTTTCTTGCTGTTGTCATTCCCTTATCATCAATTCCTAATTCAACCTCAATGGGTGTCTTGTAGTTCATATCCTGTGTATTACTTATAGTTTCTAATAACATTGTTTATTCCTCCAACTGTTGATGATTATTATTATGCCCAGAATGCTGTTAAATCATCATAGAGGAATAACTCTATAAGCTAGTGCATTTCTTATACTTTGCTAACTCCTCTTCAAGCTCACGGATTTTATTCACCGCTTCATCATATGATTTAACCATTTTGTCATATTGCCATTCTGGAATCATAATTGATTTGAAACTCATTGGTGCTGTCATAATATTTCCTCCTGTGAATAAAGCTGTAATACAGAGATTGTTTCATCTTTTGTATAATCGCTATCTATTTTTTATCGTGCTTTTGGTTATTTTATTTGTATTTTATTTTTTGTTACAATCTCTATATTGTCTGCTTGCAATCCCATTAGAAACATAGTAATATATTTATGTTCCCTGTGGAATTGGCAAGAGTAGTTGTTTATCGTGCTTGGTTACAACTACTCTTTTTCTTTAGCTAAAAGCAGATGTATTCCTCTTCTGATAGCTTCACCTTTTGTGATATCGTGCTGTTCACAATAGATTTTCAGCTTTCTTTCTGTTTCTTCATCAAGTCTGATACTAAATCTACTTGACTTCGGATTATCAGCTTTAGGTCTGCCTGCTGGTGACATAAACATCACTTCCTTTCTTGTCACACCTTTATTATATTTATGTCACACCTTATTGTCAAGCATTATTTTAAAATATTTTTTCACTAGCCAATATTCAGTTATCAATGTGCAAAAACAGGCTATGAATATTGCTACCCATAGCCTTTAGAATCATATCTTAGATACAAGAGTACTTAACTTTGTTCTAAGTAAGTTCTTCTCCTCTGCCGACATATCAGTCACCATACCTGTGATATCGCTTGCGAGTTCCTTAGTGTAGCTGTCAAGTGACTTCATCTTGTGTTCCTTATCTTCTGGTGTATTATTCTTATGCATTTCCTTAGTCTCTGTGTAGTTTCTCTTTGCCCTGTCATAGCCGCTTTCGTTCATTGGCTCTGTATAGTACATCTTGCCATAATCCCTATCCATATCCCTCATACGCTCTACTTCTGGGTACATGTGCATATAAGGTGGCTCTTCATATCCTCTGCGGTATGTTCCTTTGCCTTTTGGGGCAAATCTGCCATTTGCATAGCGGTAGTGGTCATAATATCTTCTGTCCGGATAATCTTCGTACTGTTCAAGCATACGCATAATATCTTCATTATCTTCTGACTTTTCCATAGCTTCAACAATTCTGTAATCTTTGTCAAAACAAGCTATGTTCTTCGCTATTTCTGTAAAGTCCTTTAAATCGTCAAGGTTTTGTCCTTCAAAATTGTCAATTCCAATTCCGTCAACTTTAGCCTTGACACATTCCATAATCTGTTTAGCCCATTTATGCATAATATCAAGCCTCCCTTACTGCAATCAAATTACTGTTCTGTACTTCAATAGCCTGTGCTGATGTATTCTGCACCGCTACAGTACTGCAACAGCCACAAGGTACATCAACATATGCCTGTGCTGATACATTAAATAAATTTTCAACTGCGGCTGGTGTAACAATCATTCTTGTTGACTGCAAAGGCTCTCCATCTACTGCAATGGCAAGTGAAATAGCTCCAACTGTACCGCCTGTCGGGATCTGAATGTTTCCGCTATAAGATACTAAAAATCTAGCCTTGCACTGATTTGTAATACCTCTTAACTTGATAATTCCGCTTCCTTGTCTGTGGACTATACATTTAGTTCCGCATACTGGTGTTTCTGTGAATGCAACATCTTCTCCGGCGGCAACTGTTTGTAATGCAATTCCTGTTATTTCCATTATCTTTACCTCTCTTTCATAAAAATAAGGGCAAACATTATAGTCTGCCCTTTGTGCTTATAAGTAATACTGCATAGCAGACATAATCGAGTTAAACTCAATTAAGATACTCAATTATTCAGTTTTAGCAGTTACAGCCGGTGTTGCAGCCACAGCCATATGCATAAGCATTAGGATTAGGCACAACATAAGCTGGAATAGCCGTAGGATTTACAGAGTTGATAATCTGCTGTGTCTGAGCTGCCATCTGAGTTGTAAGAAGTGCGTTCTGCCTATCCTGTGATGCGGCTCTGCGTAAATCGTTGTTCTCTGCTGTAAGTGTTGCTATCTTATCATTTGTTAAGAAATCAAGGATAGCTCTCGTTCCTGCCTGCTGGCTGTCGATAATATCTCTTGTGTTGTTGCACATTGTGTTCTGCAATGCGTTTGTCTGTGTAGCCATATTGTAGTTTACACCCTGAATGGCTTCTCTCGTCTCGCAGCAACAGTTAGCGAGCTGTGCCTGTAAAGCATTTGTATTCTGCATATTAGCAACTGTATCAGCGTTAATAGCCTGCTGGATGCCATAGCCTGTCTGCATAATGTTTGTGTTAATACCATTAAAGCCTGTGAGCATACTGTTGTTCATAGCATAGAAGCCGTCACAAAGTCCGTTAGAAATGCCATCTAGCTTGCTGATAACTGCCTGATTGTCAAAACCTCTTTGTATAGCTGAATCAGTGTAGCCTGCACCGTTGCCATTTCCACCGAAACCGCCCCAGCCGTTATTTCCCCAGCCAAAGATTAAGAGAATTACAATCCACCATGCACCATCGCCCCACATACCATCGTTATTACGATTATTGCCTGTTACTGCGGCAATATCTGCGAGACTAACTCCGTTTGAATTAAACATCTTGTTTACCTCCATTTATTTTATTAACAAATGGGATAACCGGTCATTATGTGCGCACAACCCAAAATGTCCTAATTCATCATACCCTTAATATCATTAAGGTTTATTCCTTGTGTATTCATAAAATTACTTAAAATTTGCTCTGCGCCTTGCGTGTTTCCACTGTTTATCTGATTAAGCAAGTTTTTTGCCATAGGATTTCCACGCTGTGCCGACTGTTGTAAACAATTCATTGCCATTTGCTGTGGATTCCGAATTGACTTAAGTTGATTTATAGTTTGAATTAACTGCTGATTCATTCTTCATCACCGCCCTTACTTTGAGTTCTTGATGTTTTTCTCTGTGTTCCTAAAGATTTATCAAATCTATTTTCCAACTGCCCTATTTTCTCTGATAACTCTTCAAACTTATTTAAGAATAGCTGTGTGCTTTCGTCTGATAGGGTAAATTTAGCGTTTTCTGCATTAGCCATAGAATTTACTGTCTGATTATCTTTTGGGGCTGTATAAGGCTTATACACAATCGTATTAATGGTTCCGTCAGCGTTCCAACCCTTGACATAAATTTCCGACATATCCTGTTTAGGGAAAAATGCCATTGAGCCATCCATAGGCACTTCATTTGCATTAATATTTTCAACTGCCTGTACTATTCGTCCATTAATGCCTGCTATCTGCTGCGGCATAGGCTGTTGATTTGCTAAGGACATTTGTGTCCCTGCCACTGGCTGTTGCAAGCTCTGCTGATAATTTTGCAAAAAGTTCATTCTATCCATATATGGATTTTGAGATTGCATATAAGAATTATTCATCATAGGCACTGCTTGATAAGGATTGTTCATTGTCTGCCTCCTCTAAAACTTCCTCGATTGCGTGGATAACAAGAGATAATGTCACCAAGTCAAGTTTCTGCAATTCTTCTTTACTCAAGATTTTTTCTCTAACTTCATCAGAAAACATTCACACTACCTCTCTTTCTAACTTAATTTTGGCATAAAAAAAGAGAAGAACATTATCAAGTTCTTCTCATATTTACATCACGCAAAAGCTCTTTTATTTAATTGCCTTTATCCGTACGCCATTAAATTTTCCGTACACCATTTTTACACCATTTTGCCATTGAAATACATAGAAATATATAGATTTATGTGGCGTATAGATGGAGTAAGCACTTTTATTTTATCCTCCGCAAAATCCCTTAAATACAGTAATTATCATAACTTTCATTAAGGTCATAAGGAGTTATCTGGTATACATAATAAGTTTCTAAAATATTATACATTTTTAATCTTCTAAATAGCATAAATACTGGATTTTTAGTTGGCGTATGGCGTATATTTACACCGCATTTACACCACGTTTTTCACAAAATCAACAATTTTATTTTCGTTTTTAACAATTCTTTCAATGTCGTCACTTGCTTTCTGTGGCATAACATGTGTGTATAAATCCATTGTCATTTGTAATGTTGCATGACCTAAATATGATTGAACAACTTTCGGCTGCACACCCGCCTCAAAGCATCTTGTTGCAAATGTGTGTCTTAAAGCGTGACCGCTGAAATATTCCATTTCTTCATCAACAGAACGGACAAGATTTATTGTATCTACAATAGAACCAATCGCCGCACTGTATAAAACCGAATTAAGTGGTGTGTTAAATTTTGTCGTAAATAAATAGTCGTTCTGCTCTTTAGGCTGTTTGTTTTTGATAACATGCTTCTGCCTTATCTGCCTTTCAAGATACTTTCTGCATAAGCTGTTCATAGGTACTTTCCTATTGCTCTGTTCTGTTTTAGGCTCTTCTAAATGAAATTCCTTGCGTTCATCATCAAGGTATTTCTGATATACAAGCGTCTTAGATACATTTATTAGCCCATTTTCAAAATCAATATCATTTTCAGTTAAGGCAAAAAGTTCTCCCGGTCTCAACCCTGTATTTACAGCAATATTGAATAGATTGTCGTAAAATGTGCCAGCACAGCATTCAAAAAATACTTCTTGTTCATCAATTGTTAATGCTTTAGCGAAAACTTCCTTTTTTGCCCTCAATTTAACTCCTTTTGTTGGATTTCTGGACATAAGCTCATCTTCCATCGCTCTTGAAAACATGTCTGATAATATAACTTTAATTTTGTTTTGCCGTTCATATCCATAGCCCTTATCGTCAGTAATATCAATTAATTGTTGAATATCCGACTTAACAAAGGAATTTATGTTGCGATTTCCCAAAAAAGGTGATATATTCTTAGTGTATATGTGAGTGTATTCCCTAAGTGTATTGGGGCGTACACTTTTCTTTTTGTACACATCTACCCAACGATTAAACCAATCGTCCAACTTAATGTTATCTCTTATGCTTGTAAATGACTGACTATCAGCTATTGCAATTGCAAGTTTCTTTCTTAATTCTGACAGTTTATCGTCATAAATGCTTTTTCTCTGACCGAATCTATCAACATACCTGCCACAATATTTTCCGTTCTTCCGTTGACAGATTCCATTTCCTAGCTCTTTACCTTTTAAATCCTTTCCCATTTTCTTTAGCTCCTTTCAATAAATAAAGAGCTATTGCGTGATAATTAATATTACTACACAATAGCTTATATTTCAATATATCTCTATATTTCCCTACTTTTTTCTATATATTTCTCAAACTCTTTACGCTTGACAAGCCTTTTATTTCCGACTTTTAAAACAAAGGGGCAACTAATTTCATTAAGCATATTGCTGATTCTATTAATCCCGATATTGCTATATTCGGATGCTTCTTCAATCGTCAGCGCTACTTTTTCCCATATAGGAATTGTTTTAACCATGTTATCAGCCCTTTCTATCTTGATTTTCATATCCTTAATTCTTCTTGAAATTGTTGCTTTGGATAACATAAGTCTTTGACTAACCTGCTCTAAGCTCATATTACCCACAAGCAACTTGAAAATTCTTAGTTCCTCTTCTGTGAAATTGGCATTTTCAATTATTTCATCAAGCTCCGGCTTAGTCAGTTCTGAAAACTTCATAAGCCATACTCCTTAATATTTAATTTTTATTTTTGTTTCTTCTTCTAGCTGTTCAATAAGTTCTTTCGGATCTATAAGCCCTGCATTGAAATCTTCGTTGAATTTATCAATCTCATCAATAAGCCGTTCTAGTCGCTTATTTCCAAATCCAAATTTATCATGTAGGACCCATAGCAGAATTGTTAAGGCATTACCAAACATTTCTTTATTTTCTTTATTCTTCTGCCTGTTTAACTGAACTCTCATCATTTGTTCCTGAAATCTTCGTTGTTCCGACTTGCTCATTTAACATAGCCTCTCTTTTCTTTTTCTCCCGATATCTTTTACAGTATATGGCATTTTTACCAGTTTCAATCCTTTTAGCTTCTCTTCTTTTTTGTGCAGCTTTGCCTTTTTCTGATTGCTTATACCTTTTTTGTGCAGCTTTGCCTTTTTCAGTCTGAAAATATTTCTTCTGGCTAATTTTATGTTCTTCCGACTGATTATATCGCCTACGTCTAGCTTTGCCTTTTTCGCTCTGTTCATACATTCTATCATATATAACCTTTGCTCTTTGCTTAGGTTCTAATTGCTCTAATTTATTTCTGAAGGCAATTTCTTTATCTAGTTTATTTTGCTGAACTATATCTGGCTGTTCAAGCGTATTGTATAAACAATCATCTAAAGTACAGTTAAGACAATCGGGATAAATACAATTTTTGGGTTTCATAATTTACCTCATGGCGTTTATTCTTTCTTGAATATCTTGAGGTACTTCAATATACTCTTCTGCGTTTGTATTTTGACCGATAAGGGTATTTTCTTTAATTTGTAATGTATTTATATCTCTTTGGAATTTTTGCTCGATTTGAGTCTTATACGAATTTGCATTCGTCTTTTCGATAAGTGATTTGATATTGTCCGGCATACGATTTATTTCATTCGCACGCTTAACAACTGTTTCATAGGTTCTTAGAAAATTTGATTGTATTACTGTTTCAATCGTCTGATAATCTGATGTCGCCCAGTTTTTAAGGTTATCTGGCATACCAACCGCCTGTTTTACAAGTGGCGGTAGTTTGTTAAATTCTTCAACTGCCCCATATGTGCCATTCCTTAATGCTTTACTGACTAATCCCCAAGCCGTCATTCCATCAAGTTCCTGCGGTTGTGATATAGTCTGTATTTTACCTATCAACTGTCCTATGCTCGGTGCAAATCCGCTTATATCAGAGTTGATGTATGCTTTAAGTGAGACTGACACTTGTTCATAACTGTAATTTTCCAACATCATATTCCACACATCTACTGTCTCTGATAAGTTGTTAGGCTTGTAGTTAGGGTAGCAATCACACATAATGCGGATAATTTTAACTGTTTCTTCTCTTGTCAAGCGTTACCACCTGCCTTTAACTTTAGCAGCCTTGCCATCTCGTCAATCTCTTCCTCTTCTAAAACAGTAAAAGCACGCAACTTCTTTATGGCTTTTACAGTATCGTCAATAGCTTCATTTCTCACATCGTTAATTGTTGTAAAATTACAATCCCACTGACTACAACTGCCACTTGAATGATATACGCAATTTTTACAATCTCTATCCATACATTTGCTCTCCTTTACACATTATCCCAGTCAATAGCACCCTTGCTGAAATTCTGATTGCCTTGCTTTTCAGAAACAACATTCTGATTAAGGTAACTCTCAAACTTCGTGCCAAACAAGGTATCTGGTCTCAAATATCTTTCCCTTTCAGTTCCAAGCCATTCATTGACTTTTTTATCTATGACTGTGTAAAAATCCTGTTCAGTATATCCCTCTTTGATTCTTGCCCCGATATGCTTCTTAGTATTAGGCGTATTGTATCTATATCTGGTATTACATCTGTTATTTAAGTAACTAATAATATTTATATATATATTATTATCTATATTATCTTTCTTTTTATTTACTATATTATTATTAACAGAAACAGAATCAGATACAGTATCAGAATCAGTATCAGAAACAGATGTCTCCATAGGGTATGTATACCCTATGTATAGGGTATCATTTTTAATGGAATCAACCATATCATTAACATATTTTCTAAATTCATCAGATTTAATATGTTTGGCAACTCCTAAAACCCCTGCCAAGACTTTCTCTGATTTGCTCCAGTTATACTTATACCAATGTAATATCAGCACTTCTTTAGTTTCTGAATCAAACTTAATAACCTTGTGTACCTTATCAAACCTTTCTAATAGCCTGATAATAGTATCTTTGTTATAACCTGTCTGCCTTGTCGTTTGCGAATAACTAACCTCATAACACCCACATATATTTGTCTGTGGATTTGTTAGCAAATATATGTAGAAATACTTGTCCTCTGGCGTAAAATCATCTTCAACCTTGTTATCGGTCCAAAATGATAATTGAACATTTCTATATATTGCCATATTATTGCTCCTGTTCTTCAAGTTCTGCCATTATCACTTCACTAAATCGTTAATATTAATTCTGAATCCGTCAAATTCCTTACCTTTACTCTTGATGTAAGCTGCTGTATCAAAGAACATCAAGTTACCGCTATTGTCGGTTGCCATACTTACACCATTTCTTGTAAGACTGCCTTTGAGTAGGTCAAGTAGAATCTGTATTTCCTGCTTTGCTTCATCTTTCATTATTTACCTCTCCATATTTCTTCATCAAGAATATACTGCCTGATAAATCTATCTGCGTACTGTGGATGTATCATTGACCTTGCTGTTTTTCTGTCTACTCCCAATGGATTATCACTTGTAACATATCTTTGCTTCATAACATCAATTACCTCTAACGGTTCAAAAACCAAATTATTTTTAGGTTGCAAACCAATGAACCAATATTGTGTAGGCTTTTTATAGTAATCTCCATTCAACGTCCTGTCTTTGTCGATAACATTAGGTTTTATGCATCAAAAATGTGTTAAATAATGCATTCCGCTAGTGCTTAATGGATTTTCTATAATCAGCCTTAGATGTTTTCTTTGACAGACAATAACAAATTTGTTAAGTATCTCATAGAACAAACTTAACTGCCTATGCCTTTTCATTGACACCTCGCATTTTTGCTCAATAGTGTAATTCTTATATTGATAAGCTGTGCAGCATAAATGCCTAGGGCTTTGGTCTGAAAAATAAGTGCAAGGAAAAAACGCAAATATCAAATCATCAGGGCTTATTTTGTCAAACAAACTCGGCTCGCCTTGATACCCCCTATCAATCTCTTCGAAAAGGTCAGTAACATAGTCGGTTTCGCCAAATTCATTCTGAATATCATAGTCGTAGGCTTCAATTCCATACTTTTTGAAAGCATTCTTGAATGTGCCTGACTGTTCAAATAAACAATGTACTATCATTCTAAATCTACCAAAAGGAAACCTCGGTTTTATGTCGCGACAACCTATTCCTTTCTTTGATTTTTAGTTAGTTAAATCTGTTTCGCGGAAGAGTAAAATCTACTCTCTGACCGCAGTTATAGCACCACTTGTAAGAGTATTTGATAATATCTTCTCCTGTAAAAATCTGACCGCATACAGGACATTTATAATCATCTTCTCTATCCTGTACAGCAATTATATCTTTTTCTTTCAGCTTTTCTTTTAAGTGGTCTAATACCTCTATGCAATCATTCCTTTTCATTCTGAATCACCCGCTTTCTTTTCTCTTAAAATCCTCGCAAGACACTGTTTTACTGCAAGCATAAAAATCTGCCCCAAACGGATTTCTTGTTCTCAAATAGCCAAATTTGCAAATGCCGCAAAAGTCACTTCCTTCATTGCTTTTACAATCGTTAGGCTGTTCTTTTGTTATTTCATCAACTTTCATCTGCAATCTTTCATTTTCATTGGAAAGAGTTTCTATTCGGTCCATAAGCCAAGAATAATCTTTACTGCTCAAAATTCTCATTCTGAATCACCCACTTTCAATAAATCCATGAACTTCTCGTACTGTTTCTGTGACACCTTATTATGCTCTTTTTCTGGCTTTAAGCGGATTATAAGGTGTTTTTCTGCGATAGATGATAATTCCCTCGCTAACACCTTTTTTCCTTGATGTATGCCCTGCATATAGCTTTTAGGTGCTTTTCTCTCGCCTATAGAGCCACTAGCACGATTTTCTCCTTGACCGCCTAAACTGACATTTCTAAGCTGATAACCCTTATCGGCATATAGCTTGATGTAATACTTCTCCTTTTCGTCAAGCTGGCTTTCGGGGAAATTCAGAAATTCAACTCGCCAACCATAAGGGTTTTTCTCTTTGTCATACAGCTTGTGTTTGCGTAAGCTAAGGTCTATGTGCTGTTCATATCCTACAAGGTGGCTTGCCAATCTGCTAAGTATATGTACTGCCTGTCCGACATAAGCGTACTTAAATCCGTTTTCATCTTCTCGGAGTAGGAAGTAAATCCCACTCCTGTCATTCAGCTTTGGGTTCAACTTCAACAGTCGCTTTTTATTTTCCTGTTCAATCGCCTTGGCTCTCGCTATGTTCTGATAACTCAATCACTATCACTCCAATCTAACTTCTGACCGCAATTATCACAATATTTCTGCTTGTCAAGTAAGCCCTTACCATTGCAACAAGGACATAAAGCAAATTTCTTATCTTCTGTAAAATCTGGTTTCCTCGATATCTGCTTTTCAAGTGCCTGTATTGCCATATTCAATGCTTCATTCATATATATGTATGGTTGAAAATTTGGTGTATTTCTGCATTCTTTAATTCTTTTAATTGCTTCACTTTCTGTCATACTCGTACCTCTTTAATTGAATGGTAATCCCTCGTCAGCTACGCCATCCGGAATTGACATAAAGCTGTCTGAATTAGCATTGCCGCCCATAATTCCATTGTTATTATTATTCTGCTGATTAGCACGACTTTCGCAAAATTCGTGTCTTTCAACAACGCAATCATTAGTGTAGACTTTCTGTCCGTCTTTGTTAGTATAATTACCTGTCTGCCATCTGCCCTCAACGATAATCTTAGTTCCCTGATGTAAATACTTCTCTGCAAACTCTCCATTCTTGCCAAATGCGATACAGTTAATAAAGTCTGCTGCCTGTTCGCCCTCTTTCTTAAAAGCTCTGTCAACAGCTAATGTGTATCTTGCTACTGCCATACTTCCGTTTACTGTCTGTGAATATCTAATCTCTGGCTCTCTAGTCAGTCTCCCGCATAAAATTACTCTGTTAATAAGTCATTCCTCCTTTTTATTACGATACCTTTCTAACATGTGGTATCTTGCATGCTCTGTAAAAGTCATAAGTTTCAAATTTTCTTTTCTGTTATCATTACGAATCCCATTAATATGGTGCACCACTTCATCATCTTTCAAATGTCTGCCAATGATGCATTCCATTATTAAATCGTGTTCCATAATATATCCGTCTTTAGTGGCATTAGGATGGTCGGGGAAATAGATGCAAATATATCCGTCTGTTCTTAATTTTTTATGCCCTATTCCACCTACTTTTTTACTTTCGGACATTTTACGCCTTGTCTCTTCTGATACTATTTTGTTTTTATGCGTTTTACTACTCTTTTCTCTGGCAGATTGTGGATATTCCCACCCCTGCTTTTTAAGGTTGTCAAACACTTCTTTTGTGTTTCTGGACTGTATGCCATATTTTTTCATATAGTTATAAACAGTTCCAACACCGATATGTAAAATGCTTGCAATCTCATACATAGGCTTTCCGCGAATTACATAAAGTTCATACAGAACTTCTTTAGACACTTTATTCATTACTTTTCCTCACTTTCTAATACCTTGATATTTCTATCTCACTGTTCAATATAGAATTAAGTTCCTTGCTAAGTAAATCAAGCTCCCGTTTCACCAATAATTGAGCTTCGCTTATCGCACTCATTACAGATGTACTGTTTAATTTCCTGTCTACAATACATAGCTTTCGACAATTCATATATAACGTTTCCCCGCAACCGTAAATTGTGTGAATACATATTTTTAATTTTTCATTTTCACTTGTGTAGCAAGTTCCTGTTTCAACCGGTTCTCCATATTTTGCATTGCTTATATACTTCATATTCTCTCCTATTCTGCTTCTGATTGAAGCCATTCCATACAACTAGTTTCTCCCTCGTATTCTTCGCCGAATGTGTTCTTAAAAGTTATAAGAAACTCTACTAACTCTTCATCTGACATATTCCTTAGCCTGTCGGCATTAGTCTTTCTGCTATCACATCTGCAACAAGGCTCATTATCTCTTGAATTGCTGTTGTGCTGGCAGTTGCAAGAAATCTTTTCTTTGCTATCATCAAATACCCTTAAAAACATTTCAGCGATTTCTTTCTCGTATCTACCACACATACCTTTGCAATCAATATCTGCAATAACCCTTGAAAAGAAATCTTTGAATTTGTCAGCAATATAATCTCCTGTGAAATCGTTAGGTATGTCAATTACTACTTTCATTTTCTCCACCTCTCAATCATAATAAATACGTAAGCCCGATAATATAATGTAATACTTGGTCTTGCGCGTATGTAATCTTATTCCACCTAGCCTTTAAAGGGTCAATAATCAGATGTGAAATGAAAATTACTGCCAACTGCCATGTCCAGCCAAATACCGCCAAGAACGGAACGCAATATAGTGCACAATGTACAAATAAGTGATACCAATTCTTTCCTTTTGTTTGTGCAATAAAATCACATTGCAGTACATAATCGCCAATTAAATGACAAAGTATAATCAATACTATTGTTTTAATCATCTTCTCCACCTCTCAATTCTTTCAGTTTTGCTTCTGCTTCATCTCTTGTTGGAAACCATTCTTTACCAAATTCTTCCCAAAGAACACCGATAAACACCATATCGGCTTTACACTCTGTTATTGTTTCACTGTCTTTTATAAGATAAACTGTATCTCCCACCTTGCAAGGTAATTTAACAAGTCTGCCCTGTTCCTCTAAGTCCTCGTATTCTTTGAACTTTCTTAAATATTCAGCAACTTGTTTATGCTCCCAATACTCCTTTGTAGAATTATTCATAGTTGTTTCAAGATGCTTAATATCACGAGCTTTTTCGTACATCTTTGTTTTTCTGTCGCAATGCTCAATTATCTCATCAATCGTTAATCTCTCCATTACTACTCCTTTCTAAAACGGACATTCGCTAGGATTTTTCAATCTTTCAAAACCGACATATCATATCCACTTTCAATAAATTCCAATGTTTTAGCATGATTGCACCTATTTCCAAGATATGTATAAATCTGCTCCATATCTTTCTCAGTAAAATCGGTTTCCAAAAACTGATTTACACCGCCAAGTATAAATCTGTGAAATTCATCATTACTCCGCTTAGTGCTGTAAGGCTCTGTCTTATATGCAGACCTTGATAACCATTCCAAAACTTTACACTTTACATCTGTTTCATTTTCGCAATCTTTTAATCCGAAATATGTATTGCTTCTAATATGTGCTATAAACTCTGCGTTATGATTTATAACGCTATTAGGAAAGCAATTCATTAACTTTGTAACTATATCCCAACTAATCAAAACGGACATTCATCTCCTTTCCTTAAAACCCATTCCTTGTTGCGCTCTGCAACATCCACATTCGCCCCACAAGCAACTTTTCTCATTCTCTCGATAAAACTATCTCTATCAGAATTTTCACTTGATAGATGGCACATTATGACGTTCTGCAAACTATCTGAATAATTCGCTTTAACGAAATCACAAGCTGTGTCAATACTTAAGTGACCTCTGAAAACGTGATTAGCCTTGCCTGTGTTATCCCTGTCAATTAAATCCTTGTCATAATTCACGCCTAAGAGAATATGGTTTATGTCTCTAAACTTCCACTTGATTAGTTCGCAATCGGTTATGTAAAGCATTCTTCCCATTTCCTTGTGAGTAATCAGAAAGCCATATATCGGACAAAGCGTTCCGTCTGCATTGGTATGTGTCCAATTTCCGTCTATTGTCGTTAAATCAAATGCCTGTACTCTAAAATCTCCATTACCAATTTTCATAGGTTTTTTGCTTATGTATGGTGCGAATACAGGTATTCCCATTCTTCTTAAAGGATAAGCTGATAACGAATGGTCTTGGTGGTGGTGGGTACATATCGTACCCACAACATCTTTAATGTTCCAATCTAAGCCTTTTTTAATCTCCTTAATCGGTATTCCACAATCAAGGATAAGTGTTTCTCCACTGTTGGAAATTAGGGTGTAGCAATTACCTGTGCTTCCTGTTGCTATACATTTAAGCTTCATCATTTCACACCTACTGTCATAACTGCCGGATTTACAACTCCGTCTCCATCATAGTCGTACTCTTTGTTATGCCATTTTCTCAAATATTCTCCGTACTCCCAACATTGCGAAAGAATACTAACTGCACATCCGTACATGAATCCTGTTATGCCCTCTGTGTCTGCTTCGTGACTTAATCTGTCGGCATTATCAACGAGGCACTTCTTAATATCATTGCTCTTGTCAATTTCTGCTTCTAACAGTTCAGCCCACCTTTCAGCATAAGCGAAGCAAGCTCTGCTGTATCCGTCACTATTCTCGTCGTACCAATCCTTGTATTCTTTCTCTTTACCTTTAATAATTTTCATACTCACACCTCGATTTCATCATCCTGTGGGAACTGAAAGCACTCTGTTGTAGCTTTCCGAAATTGTTCCTCGCTCAAAATACGCTGTACTTCTTCAAAACGCTTTGAACCGGCTGTGCAATGATAAAACACATTGTTTTCATATACTTTTCTAAGCATTTCCATAGCCTTAATTGCCTTTGCTTTGGTGGAATATTCAGCTAACATAATGTCGCTAGTCAAGTCTTCTACTCCTGATAAATTACGGTTCAAAAAATAAATAGCATTTCTGAACTCCTGAATAACTACCATTTCATAAGGAACATCTATTGTTCCGTCCTGTGAAATTACTCTCATGGTTTCCAAAACCTCCCACATATTTTGCACTCATAGCCCCATCTATGATGCTTACAAATCTTAAACCAGTCGTGTCGATGCATTACTTAATCCTCCTCACTCTGCATGAATGGTGGTAATGTGCTATCTTCTGCCTGTTCTTCGGTTACTTCTGTTGCCATGGTGTCAATAATGTCACTTTCGTCAAAATCCACTGCGTTTGCGTTCTGCTCAATATCGTAGGCAACATCCTGTTCAAGCATTTCATCATGGCTGATTTCCTCGTAATCCTCATTTTCATTTCCGCTATGAGAATTATTGATATATTTAAGAAGTCTATTCTTAACAGTTTTCATAGCCATCTGGTCAGCAAATTTCTGATGTGTGCCATTGCCATTCTCTTTGTAGCCATAACCTTGTTTCCAAGCCTGCTTAATCTGTGCAATAGTCATAACCTCTGCTATCTTCTCTCCGCCATCCATAATCGCCACTGCATAAGCCCCGGTAATCTTATCATTGTCGATATTCTCAAAACTCTGTTCGTGGCAATCAATAATTGTCTTAGCGTCCTCTTTGTGGTACTTGAACACATCTCCCTTGTAAATGACCGCTGCATTAATGTCTTTAAGTCCAAATCTCCTTGCTATACAAGTGTTTCCATACACTGACTTCTGGCACTGTAGCTTGCCGCCATAAGCAACCGGGTAGCACTGTTTCTTCTGCATTGAAAGTCCGTTCGTAACCATTTCAACAAGTGCATTCTCAATACTTGCCCTTGTGCAACTCTGTAATACAGGCTTCTTATTCATATCTACTGTGTCCTGTAAAATCAGCATTGCCGACATAAACTCGTTTGTGTAGTTGTAATCTTTAGGGAATGTCAAGCCGAATTTCTCTTTCTGCTTGATTTTCACAACCATTCCCTCGGTAAAATCCTTTGCTACAAGTTCTCTGCTTTCAGCTTCTTTTGTTTCTACAACCGCTGTATTCTCTGCCATAATTATTCCTCCATAATCTCCAATTTCTCACTATCATTAACAATTAGCATAATCAACTGACTATCCACCATTTCAGCAACTTTCTTCTGATTGTCCATACTAAGGCTTTCAGAATCATCTAAAATAATAGGCACTGATATGCTACTAATCTTCTGAATAGAATTGCAAATATCAACTCTACCTAAAATCCTGTTTCCCTTGTTACTCATAGTTGTTAAAATGCTCTTTCCGTCAACTGTAGGTATGCAACAGCTCTTGTAATTACCATTCTTGGCATATTCAAACAACTGCCACTTAACCAAACCAAAATGACTGTTTACCGCTTCTGTCAAGGCTTCGTTCTTTGCTTTGTCTAATTTATCAAGTAAATCAAGGATTTTCTCGGCATTAGCCTTATTCTGTTCAGAATCAATCCTTGTCTGCCTTAATTCTTCAAGTCGCTGTTCATCTGCTGCCGTATCGGACCTTGCAATCTGGCTTTCACATTCTGCTAACTGCTGCCTTAAAGCTGTTTCCTGTGCCTTTAATTCTGCCTTAATCGCCGAAATATCATTAGCCTTGTGCATAGCTTCTTCTCTTTCAGCAATCTTCTGTTCAAGTGCCTTGTATTCTTCGGTGGCTGATACATCAATCTCCTGTGGAAGTTCTGATAACTGCTTTTCAAGGTCTGCAATAGCTGTATTCAGCATTTCAAGGCTTTCTTTATGCTGTGGTAACTCTTTCTGTAAATCTTCAAGAATCTTCTTATTTTCATCAAGTTTTCCTTTAATAAGGTTGCCATTGTTTGTGATGGTCTTTAATTCTTCTGCCTTGTGGCTATCAAAATCAGCTCTTAACTGTTCTTTCTTATCTTCGGGATATTCCTGTCCGCAATAACTGCAAATAAGGCTGCTTTCGTCAAATTTGCGTTCATTCTCTGTTTCCCATTCATCCCTTATACCCTGTAAATTCTTATTTATGCTATCAATGGTATTCTGCTGATACTCAATGTTCTTTTCTGTATCAGTAATAGTCTTTTCTGTCTGCCTAACAAGAAACTGCTTATCAGAAATCTTGTCCTCAATCTCTCTTCTAGCCTTAATATTGTCCTCGTTAGCCTTGCGTGACATATCACTAAGCTCAAACTTAAGATTAAGAATATCTGAACTAGCCTTGTCATATTCAGCCATCAGCTTATCATTGTCGGCCTGCTTTGCCACACAATCAGCAATCTGTACTTTAAGGCTGTTTTTCTGTAATTCAAGGTCAGATACTTCAATAGCCTGTTTAAGCTGAATGTCACGCTCCTTTTCCTTAATCTGTCCGTCAAGAATAGGCAAATCCTTTGTAATCTTGGTCTTTGTAGCCTTATTCATAGCGGATAATTCTTCAACTGTATACTTATTAAGCAAAGGAACTAACTCGGCTAATTCAGCTTTCTGTGAAGCTATATCAAGGTCTGTAACATCTCCTACAAGACCGAATAAGTACTCACGCATTTCAGCCGGTTTCTGATTAAGAAATGCGTTCACATTACTGCACATCTTAAACACATTCATATCAACATCAAGGTATGTATTGAAATCCTTTAAAGTCTTAGGCACATCATTTACAAAGTACTTGTTATCATCCTTGTATGAACTGCCGTCCTTGCTGTAAGTACGCTTCTGTACTTTCTTCATAGTGATTTCTTTTCCGTCAACATCAAGTGTAAGTTCAACGCTTGTGTCCATACCATCAACGGATTTTCCGTCAACTTCTCGTCTGACAACTGGATTATCCTTTAACTCATAATCACAGTTAAACAAGCACCACAAGTAAGCTGTGGCAATAGTCGACTTGCCCTTGCCATTCTTAGCCATAATCTTTGTAATGGCATAAAAATCAAATTCTGCGTGTGCGTAGCACATAAAGTTTTCAAGTGCTATCCTTTTTAAAGTTGCTCTCATAAACAATATCCTTTCCTTATTTATATATTCATAACAAATACACCATCTTCAACTTGGAAGTTATCAATCTCCCTATCCGCATAGGCTGAATACTTAGCTTCCTCAAACGAACCATTAAATACTGTTCCGTATTGCGGTGTCCATATCTGGCATACCACATCTTCATCAATAGCCATACTTGCTAAATCTCTAACTGTAATATCACTATGCATTGGCTTCACCCTCCTCTGCGTAATCAATTCTGCTTACTGATACTTCATAAGCAACCCTTGTTTCAATCTCATTGTCACTTATCTTCTTAGCGTACTCTCTGCTCTGGAATCTTCCCTGGATCTGAATGTGTTCTCCAACTTCAAGCCCACCTGCAAATCTCGCATTTCTTCCCCATGCTATACATGGTATGTAATCTGATTTGCCATATGGTCTGTTTACTGCTACTAAGATATCCGCAATCTCTCTGCCCTTTGGAGTACATCTGTATATAGGTGGTTTGCATACGAAACCATCAAGTATAACTGTATTGATATTTTCTTCAAATGGTAGTTCGGTTGCGTCCTGTGCTAGTATTTCAAGTTCTCTTGCAAATACCGATAAAATCAGCTTGCTCTTCACATCATCAATATGCCTGTTGAAGCTCCTTATCTGCCCTGAAACTGTGACAACCTGTCCTACCTTGATTTCTCTGATATCAACAAGCCTGTCCGATATCATTACTGGTAATGTATCCTTGTTACCACTTGTTCTTGAACACTTGAGCATGAATACATAAAACCCCTCGCCAAGTACTTCATGTGAGTACTCTGGCTCCCTCTCAACTACTCCTGCTAATGTGATATTATTGTTATTAATTGCATTTTCCATTTTTCTCTCCTTACTTTAATATGTAACTTCCTATTGGTACTTTATCCATTCTTTCAATCAGATGGATTTTGCAGCTAAAAGTATAGAATTTTCTAAAATCCTTTTCCTTTATAGCTCTCTGCCTATTTCTGTTCAGCTTAATAATTCTTTTTATGCTACTCATTGGCATTCTCCTTACATCTGTAATACATCGTTGTTATAACCCCTCTTGCTGTGAGACAGTCATAGTTTTTCCATGTTGATAAATCATGGTTAGCTGATTTAATTGCTGTTCTAATTGACCTTTCAATAGATACTGGTGACCTATTTGTTGCCTTAGCAATACTGTTGTAAATATTTTCCATTGATGTAAAATTTCCAAAGCGTTTGACAGCTTCGATTATGTAGATGTAACCTCTTTTATTAGAAAGAATTCCCAGGTTGAACATTTCTTCTCTTATCCTTGCTTCCATAAACACTCCTTACTTGTAGCAAAAGTACATGTTCTGCACTTTCTTATAAACACCGCTACCTTGCTTAAATTCAGCTTGATACAACACATTGCTAGGTATGTCATATCCGCTTATTAATAATTCTTCTGCTATTCTCCAACACCTTTCTGTCGGTTCTTTATAGAATCCACTGTTTTTAAGTTCTGTACATTGATATTGCCCTGGCTGATAAATAACTTCTTCAATGCTGTTAGGGAAATACTCACTTTGTACCCGATTCAAAACAACGGCCCCTGCAAGATATAGCATTTCATCATCGTTGCATGTCGCTCCGCATTCGCCCATCAATAAATGTGCCATGAGCGACAACTCATATTCATCAACACTTATCTCTCCAGTTTCAACCTTATAATCAACATGTGAGTTGTAGCATTCACTTAACACTGCACTCTGCTGATTAATCTTAGCTTGCGGTTGTACCGGTCTTAGAATCAACGCTATAAGGCTGATTCCTGCCAGTGTTGCAAATATGTTAATTATCTTTTCTTTCATATCTTCTCCTACATGTTTGTATCATGTACCACCTCGGCAAGTGCTATTGGTAACAAATAGGTGTCTATGAATTCGTGTACATCAGCCAAGTATTTTCTTTTAATACTCTTGTATGTCGCCACGCACCCGAATTCGCGTTTTAACTGCTTGTATATATCAGAATATACTGAACCGCGAATACCACCGTCTTTGTACGCATTGCTGTCCTTTCCGCCAAGTACTTCAATTCCTTTCTTTCTAACATGTTTCTGCACTTCTTCAATCTCACAGCCGTAAAGCGGAGTTTCTTCTTCGATACTGGTTATCTTATCTTCAACCTTATCAACTCTCTCTGTAAGTTCTGTGTTGCCCTGTGCCAATAATCTAATCTGTTCAGATGTTGTCAAAGGCTTACTGTAACTTCCTGTCTTTCTGATTGATGGAAGGACTTCTGATGTAACCCAGTGTTTAAATCTGTGTAATTTCTCTATTCTTTCATTTATAAGGGCGTCATTTTGTGACACACCCTTCGCTTTTTGTGGCTGCATTTGAAAAAGTAGAGAATATAAACCGCTTTCATTGATAACCACCATATTCTGCTTTCCGCCTGGGGTATCAATTTGTGACACACCCTTGTCAGATTCATCAATGTTTGAAAGACTTCTTCTGTAGTTCGTGTCTCCAAACGCTTCACAAACATCTTTTCCAACAAACCACGGCAAATCATTCACAACCACTGCTCTGACATTACCGAATTCCTTGTTATTAAATATCTGTAAGTCGTTCATAGGTTTGCACCTCCTGTAACAAAATTCTTCAATCCTTGAAAAAATGCTTCTGCCTTTAATTCCATTTTTTCTGAATCATCTTTGTATGCAACAACAGCTTTGACGCTATTCAGCACATCATCAAATCTGCAATCAAACAGCTCACTTCCCTGCTTTCTTTTGCTTTTAAAGTGTTCATGCAATTTCTTTTCGTTTTCGACATAATTCGTATGTGGAATACTTATAGCAACTTTCCCTATTTCCCATTCCCCATAATTAACAGCATTTCTCTTTAATGCCATTAACCTTTGATATGGATTTTTTGCACTTCCAATCTTTACAAATTTGCCGTATTCCAAAATATAAAAGAAACCTGTATATTTATCCTTGTTTCTTTTCTCAATTTCTTTTATTTTTCCAAACTCTGAATTGCTAAAAATCTGTAAATTATCCATATAACTCCTTTCTGCATTTTTGTGATATAATCCTCTTATCTTTTATATAGAAAAGAGGTGGGATTGTGAAAAATTTTGAAGATTTCAAAGCTTTTGTAAGCTCTAATAGCAATGAAATTCATTCTTCAATTCATCAGAAAGTAATGTCTGCTACTGAAAAACAAAACTTTGCTGACATTGCTGAAGAACACGAGTTTATTCGTCGTGCGTGGGTTGAAATTGGTATTATGGAAATGTTGGAACATTACCATAACTGGCTCAATCAAGATTAAAAGCTGATTTGCCAACTTCACTCTGATACTCTTTATCTTCCTTGCTTGCAAGTTTCTTTAATGACCGGTTAATTTCTTCAAGCAAGGAATTTCTTTTCTTTTCAATCTGGATTAATTCTTTCAATTCTCTTTCCATTTTCTCTCCTTTCTAGTAACTTATAAAGTTACTTTCTTTGCAAAAAAAATTTCCATAGGATTTTCAATATTCAAATTATCAATCATAATCTGAATCTCATTGCTGCCAAAAACGCCCTTGTGCATTCGTAAATAGAAAGTCTTGGGTGTTACACCTATCATTTGTGCAACTTCTGTCTGCGTTTTTCCGTTTTCAGCAATAATCCCACGAAGCTTATTTGTATCAACCATCTTCTCATCTCCTTTCTAACTTCGTAACTTTTGAAGTTACCCTTATTATACACCGCAAAAGTAACTTGTCAAGTTATTTTTTTCTTGACTTGAAACTTTTTTGTGCTATAATCAAGTTACCGATAGGAAAGGAGGAAACACTAATGATTAAAACTGTTGGAGATAGGATTAAGGAACAAAGAGAACTTAATAAAATGTCGCAAGTAGAGTTAGCTAAGAGGATGGGCGTTTCTAAGCAGACATTATATAAGTATGAAAACAACGCAGTAACAAACATTCCAAGTGATAAAATTCAGGTTGCTGCACAGATTCTTGATATTTCTCCATCATATTTAATGGGGTGGGAAGATAATTTATCTACTGATAATGCTGATATCATTCCCGACTTAATGTCAGATAAAGAATTGTTGGATAGTGTTAAGAAATTGATGAAGCTCAATAAAGAACACCAGCAAACTATATTTGACAATATAGCCTATTGGTATGAGAAAGAGGGGCGTTAAACGCCCCATTTCTTTTTGAAAGATAAAATTAATTCATATACAAATTTTAAAAAATTGTTATTGCTACAATTATCTATTAATCCGATAATCTTCTGCCTGTATTCCTCATTCTCCATATATCCCCCTTATTGCACGATATAACACTGGTAGCGATAGTGTTATTATAGAACATCTGTTCTTGCATGTCAACCTACCCCCAGTGGATTAACAGTTTTCAGCGGTGACACTGCCAACGCCAATCAAACAGTGCCACCTAGCCGAAACTTGAAGATTCTGTCCGAACTCTCTCGGACAATTATTATTATAAATACTTATAATATAAAAATCAACTTAAAGATATCGCAAGTTTTGACAGCATTCGACAAATTATGTATATTGTGATATAATTGCTAAAATTAAATTTAAAGGGGGGATTTGCCTATGAAAGAGAAGCAAAAAATAAGTAAGTCAAGTATAGTTATTGCAATGATTTTTCTTGTTATCATTGTTGCAACACTGCTTGCTCATCTAGGAGTGTTTAATGGATATAAATACTCTAAGAACGACAGAGAAATGATAAGCAGTGCAATTCAGATTATTGATGATTTTGAAAATGGAACTTTAAGTGCAAAAGAAGCAAGCACTAAAATGGAGAATTTAACAAATTTGGTAGAAAAACAAGCTGATGATAAAACACTTTCTGCTGCTTTTTCAAATGCAGAAGTATCGCTTTCACTTTCAGATAATAAGCTAGTATCGTCAGATTCTCAATCTGAATGGCTTAAAAAAATAAAAGAATACCGAGAATCGTTTAAAAAAATGTTAAAAGAAAGAAAATAAAGGAGTTTACCTATGATAAAGAGAATTGTAAGCATTATGCTTGTTATGTGCTTATTGAGCCTTGTAGCGTGTCAGAATGGTGCTTCTGATAGTAATGTTGAAAGTACCAGTGAAGTCCAGACAGAACAAGAAACATTATTGTCAAGAGACAAGAGTGTATACCCTGATGATATAACTGTTGAAATGCTCAAGCGTACACCTAATAAGTATATTGATAAAGAATTCAAGTTGACAGGTAATATTGTAGCAGAATTAAAGTATGATGGGGAAGTCGAAGATAAAGGCGGAAATACGCATACCGGTGAAGAATCCAGTGAATATATTGCTTGCTATTATTTAGCTGTTAATGGCAATAATGATGATATTGTTGTCTTAATGTATTATAGAGACGATTTTGATTATAATTTGCTTGTTGGCGACAATGTGACAATGTATGGAACACTTCTTGAGGGTGGAATGGAATTTAAGAAAACAAACGGAACAATAACAACCATTCCTGCTGTTATAGCTGTTATGATAGATTTGAATAATTAAAATATTACCGGGAGCATTGCACTCCCGGTATTTTTATTAAGGTTAGACTAATTCACAATCGGCTACATTGACCGCTGCGAATAATTCTCCGTCATGCACAAGTACAACTCTGTCTCCACTTCTTTCTGATACTGTATACTCATCAAACCAAGCCTTAATAGGTGTGCCATCATAATCAGTATCGCCGATAAATCTTACAGTACTACCCTCTTCAATATCTTCACTGAATGGGATATCAATAGGTGTATCATCAGAACTTGTACCGCCAACAAATTCAAGATTAGCAATATTGACAGCGGCTGTGATTGTTGTACCGATACCTATAACAATTCTGTCTCCGTCCTCTTCAATTACATCATATTCATCATAATATGTCGCAAATCTCACGCCGTCATAATCAATGTTATCAAGTACTCTGACTTTCTTGCCGTCACCACGATTTACTGTATCTGTGTTGATATCATTGTCATTGTCATAAATACACTTAACAAGGCTGATGTTATCCTCGTCAATAGCAGCAGTAGTTACGCCGTCAACACCGATAACAACTCTTCTGCCACTAGCTGATAAAACACTGTACTCATCATAGTAAGTTCTGAATGGCTCGCCATTATCGTACTGAATAGCGTTAATAACCTTAACTGTATCGCCTTTATGATACTTAGTGTCTGGTACTGGCTCATAGTCTGGCACTGTGATATCTTCAACTACATGGTCTGTACAATAATCAGTGTAACAATAGTTCTGGTCTACTGTCTGTCCGTTAATCTGTGTGTCTCTAAGATAATTAACACTTCCGCCAAACTGCCACATATCATAATCAACAGCGATGTTAGGGTTATTGCTAGAATACTTAGCAACCCACACGGCATAACCAGCTTCTTTTACTCTCGAAATATCTACATAATTGTTAATGCAGTTCTCATATGAGTATAAGCCGACATTTTTATATCCTGCATTTCTCATTTCATCAAGGAAAGCCATAATAATGCCTGTAAGGTCGTTACCAGTAACCATGCCTGCTTCAACATCATAGAACACCGGGTAGCAGAATGATTTGCCTGCTAAAAGCTGTGCAAAGTATCTGGCTTCATTTACAGCTTCATCAGCACTTAATGCGTTGCCGAAGAAATATGCTCCCTTGTGGATTCCTGCACTTTCCAGCTTATTGTAACTGTTCTCAAACTCTCTATCTTCATATAAGCCATCATCAGCACCGCCTGCCTTGATAATAGCAAAGTCTACACCCTCATTATCCTTTGCACCTTTAAAGTCAAAATCTCCTTGCCATCTTGATGTGTCAATTCCGAATAATTTACTCATAAATTACCTCCTAAAAAATAAAAGCATGGGAATTAACCCATGCTTTCTAAAATAAATATTAATCACTGTACTTTTGCGAGTAGTTTATTAACCTCTGTCTTAAAGTTATCATAATCACTATCACACTCCGACTTATTTGCAACATACAACTGATTATCTGTAATTGTCTGTCCAATTATTGCCGGACCGGTTTCTGGAATGTTTGCATACATTGCCATTGCAACCATGTTATTAATTATCGATGTTCCATTAATCGATATTGTTTTAACTGTTCTTAACATTTTTGCTCCTTTCCGTTAGCCAAACAATGTTCCTACTAATGTATTATCTACCCATACTTCTAATTTTGAATCTGTCCAAGTAAGCGTAACTCTGTTGGTTGAAGCTGTAACTGGCTGACAATAACCAAAGTATTGGTTCCATATTTGAATTGCAGATAAATCACTTGTAAATTTCGTACTTCCATTTATGTTTAAGTTATTAATTTTAGCCGTACCCATTACAGACAATTCGCAGTCAGTATAATATGTCGTTCCAGAAGAATCAATGCGCATATATCCTTTGCCTATGTTGCAATAACCATATATACTTCCATCACTATTATTTCCCTGGAGCCATATTTGCTTTCTTGTTATACTGGCTTCTTGTCCTAAATTTGAATACAGCCAAAAACCAGCAGTCATGTCGTCTTCATCGCTTGGAGTGTATACTACTTTAATTGTATTAGTTCCGTCATCGTCATAGCCTAATAAAGCGTGGCCCTGAATCCTTACTCCATTATTAGATGTATTATTCCATACTTTAAGCTCTCCGCCTCGCATAGTTGCCGCCATCGAGTATTCATTTCCGTCTGAGCCCACGCCCGTTCCTTTCGAGGTTATTGTTCCATCTGCTGTAATAGTTGTATTGGTTGATGCGAGTGTGAATCTATCGCCAGAAATATTTAAGCCGCCTCTAGCTGTGATGTTGATGGTATCTGCAATGGCTTCAATAGCAGATTTCAGTTCGCCAGTCGTTGGGTCTTTCTTGATATAAAGGTCAAGACTTGCTGTTGTAGCATAATTGTTAAATTTAGCATTAACATCCTCTGGTGCTGGAGAGTAGTCTGTAGCTTTTGTACCCTTTTCTATTTTTAGTTTGTCTGTATCTACATGTGCAAAGCTAAAACGCATATATGTCGCATTAGAAGGAACTGGCAGAGAACCTCTCGCTCCAGTAGATTTATCTGCTACTCCGCTAATAAACTTTTTATTGCTGTCAAAAAAACATGTGGCTGGTGCGTTGCCTAGATTAGTCCATCCGCTTGCCACATAGTTTGTCCACTTAGACACATCTATGTAGTCCGTCAAATCCCAATAGTTACCGCCATCTGTTATTATGCCAGTGGCTGTTATATACTTATTAGGAGTTACAGTGCTTTTTATGAATCTATTAACTCCACCAATTTGTAGATTGTTAAGTTCTGTCTTAGTGGTGTAAGTTGCACTAACGCTACTTGTTATCTTATTTGCACTCTGTGTAATCGCAGAATTCATTTGTGCTGTCGTACTGTAATTGGCGAATTTTCCGTCAACTATGTTTAAATCTGTCTTTGTCGCATATGTATCGCTTACAGTTGTTTTAAAGCCATTCAAACTCTGTTCAAGTTCAGAAGCCTTATTTGACAATGCAGTAACTGTCGAACTGTCGGCTTTGTTCTTAATGGTTGTCTGCATACTGCTGATACTTGATGTGTTAGTGTCTGTTGTCTGTTTAATACTATTAACAGTGTTGCTTAAAGCAGTAACTGTACTGCTATCAGCCTTTTTACTAAGGGTTTCAGACATTTTGGTTATAGTAGAGCTATTTTCATCAACAGTCTGCTTAACCTTGTTAAATGTCGTAGTGTCAACCTTGTTACCCATATCAGTTTCAAGGCTGGTTGTTCGTGTCTTAAGGCGTGATAATTCACTGTCTGTATCAGTTTTCCATGAACTAATTTCAACATTAAACTTCTTAATTCCTATAATCTCACCATTGATGTTAATAATGTCCTGTAATGCCTTAGTGACATCACTATCCTTAATCAGTACCCATTCATATACAGGTGCTTGTTCTGTTCCAGTATCAGCAAATCTGTATGAATATCCGTCTGCACTTGAAGCTGGATTGACTACATAACAGATATCGCCTATATGCTTCTTTCGTGTGGCATTATCAGTCCAATTAACAGCTGGCTCATTATTAAGTGTAGGTATTTCTGTCTTAGTGAATGTTTCAATGTTTCCGTCAATTTGACCTTGTAGCTCTTCTTGTACCTTATCTAAGTATTCTTTTGTTGGTACTTCTTCAGCTAACTTATCCAGAGATAAAGAACCTGTTCCGATACGCTTGCCATTGATTGTTCCTACTGTAATGTTATCAGCATTAAGATTAGTAACTGTAATCTTGCTTGCGTCAATAGTACCGGCTGTCAGCTTATTAGCGGACAGACTCTGTACCTTTTCGTTTGTTACTGCACCATCTTTAATGATAGAAGTTCCTACAACTTGAGCTGTTACGTTTGCGAAATCAATTTTAGCATAGGCTAAATCGGCTTTATCAGCTGTCAAAGAGTTAGCCTTAAGGTTTGTAATCTCTGCATTAACAGCTTTAAGGTTTTCAATATTTGCATTAATAATGTCTGCATATGTTGCATCTAACTTATTTGTTTTAAGATTTTCAATGCTTGCGTTAGTTGCGTTAAGATTAGTTATTGTTGCATAAGTGATCTTGGCTGTATCTACATCTAACTTGTTAATCAATGCCTTATTAACAGTTATCAAGTCGGCATAGTACCGTTCCATCTGCTTAGTAATAGGACCAGAGGCAACGCTTGCATTCTCCGTGTCAGATTGACCTATAGATGTAACAGTATCTATAAGTCCGCCGTCACATTCGTGCGTAATCTGCATTATAGGCACTTTGTAGTCAACGCCACCTTTGTTGACAGTTATAATGTCACCAACTTCTAGTCGGTAATCACCGACAAACTTAACTGTAAGCGGTCTAAATGTAAAACCACCTATCTTTTTATAGACTTCATCAAGAATTGCCTGCGTCATAAACGGATTGGCAAAACTAAGCCCTGTCGCTCCGTCACCAGCAGTAATCTGACTTTGTTCTGTAGAACCACTTTTGGTATTGTTGCAAGTCAGCTTCTGTATAATAAAATCTTTACTCGTTGTGAATGTAACGCCCTGCTGATAATACTTATGTCCGTCAAGTACATATCCACTATCTTTATACCACCTTAATTCAAGGTTTCCGTCAGAATTAATTACTGCATTACAGCCTTGTAGCATAGCCATATAACCGATAATTTCTCTGTAGGTATATCCTTGCGGCTTGTCGTTAATAGTATGTGCTGTGACTATATTTGTTGCTAAAGATATGCCTAACTTGCCGCATATCTCATTAAGAATAGCTTTATCTGTGTTAGGAAATGTCATGTCAGAGAAGTAAGGCATGTCAGCCTTATACATTCTGTCGTATGCTTCATAGTTTGTATACTCTCCATCACTTGTCTGTTTAGTAACTGTAAATATTCCCAACTTAATATAGTTAATTTCTGTGCCAACCTTAACACCCTCGAATATGGCAATCTCCTTATTTTCGAGGCTTATTGCTGGCATATAAATAGAAAAGGTAACACCGCTACTGCAAGTGTTACCTATCGTAATTTCATTATTGGGATTTATCATGTTTTGAAACTTGAAATTGTTAAGTGTTTCGGTATGTTCTTTTCCATTAACGACATACTTAGAATAGTATCTTGCACTATTTCCCTTAACAATTTCCGTCATAGCTGTGTCTAATATCTTCATTCTACACCGCCTTTATTGATTAATTAATGACTTATCATAAACTCGATTGAGTATAATTTAGCTGGTGTAATTTCTTCGCATTTATCGAATGCGTCCATAGGAAGCATTGTCATGTCAGGCGCTTCAATCTCTTGCTTATTGATTTCTTGCAATTCTTCCTGTAACTTCTTTAAGTTCTCTGATGTAACCTGATACTGATTATCGTTGATAACTGGATTACCACTGTCGTCCTTATCTGCATACTTAACCTTAGTATCTTCTATGGTCTGTAATGTTGCTTTGTACAGTTCTTCCAACGCCTTAATATTGCACATAACAGCCATAGCAATTCTGCCTGTAGTCTTGTCGTGCGATATGTTACTTAAGCTCTGAAATCTGTCTATTAACTCACTTGTTTTAAGTTTCATGTGTAACCTCTTTCTATTTCTGTATTAAACTTAATTTTGCTCCGACTATAAGTCCGTCCTCATTCTTTGCCCTTGTGAGATACGGATATGTCACATCTCCTGTGTATATTGTCATTTCCTTTTGTGTGCCACCTAAGAATAAGACTTGTGCTATTGGAAATGGGTTATCTATGTCGCTTACTACATTATCAAGCAATAGTGCCTGCTCGCCTGTTAATGGCGGTAATTGAAGTTCTACTTTGTCTTTGATATCCACGATTGTGCCTACCATTTCGCCGTAGTCATTTCTTCCTGTATTTTTAGACCATATCTTATTTCTGCTGTATGTGTAGCCGTTATATGCTACTGGGAATCTAACCCCCTCAATCACAACTGCGTCAATCAATCAAACCACCCCTTTCAAGGCATTAAAAAAGGAATGCACCATTTCTGATACATTCCTTAGTGTGGTTACAAATTTCTTGCAACCATTATATTTATTTCTGTTTGAGCCATTCTAATATTCTCAAGAAAATCTATGCAACTTCATTGAATAATTGCAGTATAAATTCTCTTCCAAGCTGTGTTATTCTCCTGTGATAAATAACCTTACCATTGTCAAGGATTTCTTGCTTAATCTCTTCATATCCCATACTGCTGTATGGTGAGTAAAGAACCCAAGTTCCATTGACACTGTATTGAATTTTTTTATCAGCAAGTAACTTGTTAAGTTGAATGGCAGATTTCAGATTCAGTTCCTTAGCAATCTCTGTCATTGTGTATGTCTTATTGACATGTGTTAAGATAGCGTTCTTTCTTTCTGCTTCAACTCTTGCTTGTCTTTCCTGTTTTAACTTTGTTAATAGTTCTATTCCAAAGTCTGGATTATTCAGTATTTCATCAATAACATTATCAGTAGCATATATTCCATTCTTGCGAATTGACGGAATAATCTCATCAGCCACTAATGCTTGAAATTTCTCTGCTGTTTCGTTTTTGGCTTTCATTGCTAGGCGGTAGAAGATGTTTTCTGGAATGAAATCGTCTTTTGCAACTTCCTGCAAAAAGCCAATATCATTAAGATATTGTTTTACAACATTCCAGCGAATATTTACATATTCCTTACCATTAATCACTTGAGTTGTGGTAAACCCAAGTCCTCTAGCAACATTCTCCAATCTTAAGTACGCAACGCCATTCTGCTCATAGCAGTCTACGCCGCAAATATTCTTAGTGTTCATAGGTACTTTAATCTCATTGTGAGAACTATCTTTTGTAGTTGGATAATTATAACTCATTATTTTACCTCCTACAAAATCTTATCATTTGCTCTAAACAGAATCTATTGCGTAGTGGGAGCATATGCCCACAATGCCTCATGCAATAATATTATGCCACTTCCTTTGTAGCCTTGTTCTGTTCCTTTAAATTAAAATTATTAACATTGTCCTGAATGGTTTCTATCTGCTGCAAAACTCCCATAAGAACATATGAAACTCTTTCGTTTTCCATATTTGCTAAAACTTCTGTTACTGTTGCGTGCGCAATTTCTGACGCTATGTCAATATTTGTTACGATTTCTACATTACTCATTTGTTTTTCCTCCGAAAATAATCTTGAATTTTCCGAAAGAAACTGATATGATAGATTTATCAATTCCTTTCGGATTGGTGCTTTTAAAGCGTTGTGTTCGTTGGTAGCGGTGCAACGCTTTATTTTTTTTGCCCTTTTACTTTTTCAATGCCTTTTTTAATCAAATCAAGTATTGTATATCCGCTTTTATCAGAAAAATTCATTATTTCTTCCTTTTCCTCTTTGGTGACACGAATATATATTCTTTCATTTTTAGGATTGTCGAGTTTAGGTCTACCTTTTTTATTGGACATATACTCACCTCTTTTCTGTCCGCACATTTAATATAAACCGTACACACAAAAAAGTCAAGCACTTTTTCAATAAAAAATGGAACGCACCAAAAAGATACGCTCCATTAAGAGATTATTTTTCTATAAAACGCGGTATAAAGCTAATACTATTATAACTGCCAGCTCCATTGTTTTCGCAATTAACAATCAAGCCATATGTAGTTATTTTATCGCCAGTTTTATAGTTCCCGCTTTTTAAATTGAAATCTTTTGAAAAATATATGTATATTTTTTCTTTGCCGTATTCGCTTTTATTCTTAACAACGCCTGTAAAAAATCCTGCCTGCAAGTTATAAGCATTAACAACTTTACTTATACTCTCATCTTCCATATCCTTTGAGGATAACGTATAGCGATTAGTAAGCATTATATCTATTTTTACATATTTGTCAGTCAAATCCTCATCCGTAAACATAATGTGGTTGTAATCCATTTGTTCACATATAAATTTATATTTATCTTCATCAAGATAAGACATGCCATTGTCAAGCATATCTTTAGTAGCAACTTCTGTTGATTGTGTTTTAGCTTGTGTGCTTGCTATGATATTATTATTGCTTTCAGTTATATTATTAATAATAAATAACGCTGTAACAAATACCATTCCTGCCAATACTGCAATCACTATCTCCTGTAGCTTCTTTTTGTTATCTTTTTTATCCATTGTAATACACCCCTTTACTTTTATAGTGTTTAAAGTGTATCACAACGGATTGGATTATTCAATTAAATGTTAAATGCTGGCTGTCCTGTCATAGCCGTATACTGATTGGCATATCTCTGTGTTGTTCTGAACACTTCCTGTCCGTCAATCTGTACAACAATGTTTCCGTTCTGCTGACCTATATTTGCATTAGCAAATACCTCTGACATGCCCTCAATGACAGCTTGCTTAATGCCGTCTGTTATCTGCTCGTTGTTAGCAACTGCTGTCTTACCATTACTGAATTTGCCAACCAATTCATTATGATTAGCAAAGAAAAGCCCATCCTCTGGGAAGCCGCCTACTGCATATGCTCTAGGTTTTGGCTGTATAGCAATATGAAATGCACTTTCAGATATGTTGCCATTATTATCAAATACTTCTCCGCTGAATTTACTCGCAAAGCTATTGGATAATGCATTTTGAATCAACCAAGACTTGCTGTCTATGGTGTCTGCTAACGCTTGCATTAATTGACTGCCTGTTTCTTCTCCAATTTCTCCAGCTTCAACTTGGTCAACAATACTCTGGTAAGCTCTTTTTGCTGAATAAGGTATGTCGCTGATGTTGCTGCTAAATCTACTGCTTAAATCAGATCCTGCATTTGCGCCTATGTTTCCAAACTTTGAAAAAGTACTGCTTGTGTCAGAATCAATAATACCAAGTTTTGATTGTACTTCGTTTTTAGCTTGTTCATACGCATTTGTGATAGCCTGCTGCGTATCTTGCGAAGTTCCAACAGCGGTATTTTTTAATTCGTTCCAACAAAACTGCATATCATCTGTAGCTTTCTGGACTGTTCCCCTAGCTTCATTAACCTTATCTTGATTGGCTTCAACTTCTTTGTTGAGTTGTTCAATTTCTCTTGTTACGCTCGCATAAGCTGTAGCTTCATCTGGCGTCATTTCGACAACCTGTAAAGCACCGTTATATGTCAGTTTATTAAGTTCCTCTTGTTTCTGTCTCAACTTCTCTTTGCTGTCGTTGAGAGCATCTTCCATTTTCTTTAGTTTCTTCTTCTCTTTATATTCATCTTTAATCAATTGAATATAATCTTCCCTTAACGCTTCCAAACGGTACTCTTCCTGCTTTTTGTCAATCAGTTTTTCAATCTCTTCTCTAGTTCCCTTGTATGCGCCAGTTTCTGTGTCAATAACTCCACTTAATTCCGGTACTTTTTCAACTAATTCCTGTGCAATATCCTTGAGTAATTTCTGTTGTTCAGTTGTTAATCCTGTTTGATTTGCTAGTTCAAAGTATTTTGTTTTAAGAGCTTCGATTTCATCAGCTGTTGTATTATTTTCCCATGATTCTTCTATTGAAGCAATTGATTGTTGTATTTCACTTGTGGTTTTGCCAACCTCTTCTCTAATAACTCCATATCCAGATAAATAATCTGGGATTTCGTCTTGGATTTTAATAAATCCTTTGATTGCACCTGTTACACCAACTATTGCCGCCATAGCCAAGCCTGCCGGTCCAAAAGCTGTGTATAATCCTGCTGCACCGATAGCTGCACCACTTGCTATTTTAGCAATTGAAGCAACGAGGTTGTCGCTTCCTTTAGCTATATCGGTAAAACCACTCTCGATAAGTTTAAATTCTCCAAAAGCTGATACTCCGCCAAGTAATGCTTTTTGGAACAATGACATATTATTTCTAACTTTAGTTATTCCGTTATTGAATACATTAAACGCCCCTTTATCTTTAACAATTTTCCTAAAATCTTGGAAATCCAATGTTGCCTGGGCAATTTTAGGGTGCATAAATGTTAATGCCGAGGCTGCCGCCGCGCTGCCGTTTTTTGCTGCTTTCATTGCTCTGGCTGTATCTTCTGCCATTATACTTAATGAGTTTAGCTTGTTATATGTTTTAGTAAGGCTTGCTATTACGCTTGAAGCGCCTATCGCCTTAAGCACTTTAGGAACTGCTACGAGCGATATAAGTAGTGTTTCTATTGGTGCTTTAGATAATAAGCCTAAGTATAACTCAATAGCGCCTTTTAAACCTTGTACAATAACTTTTCCTGCTGCATTAAATACCTTAGTCCAATCAATTCCTGCAAGGAAATCACCCATCTTTTGACCGATTGTAAACCAAGGAACTTTATCAATGGCATCTGCAAACCAGTTAAGTATTCCTGCCACAAGGTTAGATGTATCTTGTCCTGCTGCATAGAAATCCCCGATTGCAAAATCTTTAAATATCTTCCTAACAGGTTCAAGTGCTTTCTCTATCTTATCAGCCCAAGCAACTGCCGAATTTTCCATATTGGCAAATGCTTTATTCCATGCCGCTTCATAATCAGCCGCCGCCTTAGCGATATCATCTGTCAAATCAATAGAGCTACCGCCACCACCACTTGAACTCTTGCTTGAGCTTGTATCGTCCTGTAATTTATTTATTTCATCAAATCCCATAAGGGATAATGTAGCTTTCTTAGCTGAATCAGCTACATCTTGGTAGCCGTCTGAAATATCTTCTAAGCCGTCTGATGTGTCTTTATATCCGCTTTGTCCGAAGCTCTCAAAATCAATCTTTACGCCCATTAAAGAAGCAAGATTGACTAATAATCTTTTGATTGCAATAGTTACTCCGTTTACTATTGGCATAACCTTTGAAAGAATTGGGATAAATAGCTGTCCTGCTACCATTCCTACCTCTTTCATATTGTTGCTGAACTGGCGTAACATATTACTTGGGGAGTTGATTGTCAAATTTGTTATCGTATAGGCTCTTTATCCTATACTTCTTATAGTTTCCTATAAGTTCAGAGTACATTATCACCCACGTTTTACGTTTGGTTTGGTGGTAGCCACTTCCACCTCATACTGCCCTATATGCAGTAGTGTCGGACACTCTTGGGAATATTATATTTATTCAATTCCTACTCGTTACGATGCTCAATAGCCTGTTCGTAATCTATTGAGTTATCTCGGTATTAGCATAATTTTCAGCTTTAATCCAATAAAATCCTCTGCATTTATTTCCTGTCTTGATAGCCTTGTGAATCTGTTTATGCACTTTGTCAGGTTCATTCATATATCTAGCTGCTTCTGTGCAATTATTAAAGTGGTTCACGATTTTTCTATCATTATCAAGTTGGTAAATGCCCTTCCCCTCTCTTATACCATTATACTTATAATCTTTGTTTGGATTGTATTCATTAGCATATATCCATACATAATTGTTTGCCGTTCCATATTTACCACTTAGGCAAAAAGATATGCTTGTTCTTGATGTTGATGTTTCTTGACTTGCTTGTGTTAACGAATCAAAAATATTAAGAACAAACCCTTCTTTGTCAAGTTGCATTACAGCACGCTTCCTTGTACTTGCTTTCTTTGAGTAAGAAGCAATCTTTTTAGGAATGTTTTTACTAACTTTATAACGCCACATATATTCACCTGAACGGTTTACTATGCCTTTTGCACAATTGGATATATCATGTCTTTGTAAACCTGTTACAACGCTTGCGTGTGATGAGCTTATATACTCGTCAATGTAATTCCCATTAAGGTCATATTGAAGAACAGGCTTTGAATTCCAAGATATTCCACCCTCGCCACCAAGTGTAATATTGTATCCGTTTGAGTTTGAGAATGATATACAAGAATTGCACTTCTTAATCCATTGTATTTCTTTTTCTCTGATTTTAGAATCACTATCTGCTTTATCAACTATTTCCCATTCAAAGTTATCAATACCATACTTCTTTAATGCATTGTGAAAAGGTAAGCCATTGTTTATATCGTCAATGTGCTGTTTCTTTCTTTTTTCAAGATTATAAGTTTTTCCAATGTATATTTTACCATTGATTTTATTAGTTGCTTTGTATATAATATAAGTTTTATTCATGCTTATATTATACCATAAATTGCTCGTTTTGAAAACTTTAGCCTTTACCGATTTTGCCCGATTGCCATAAGATATTTCTATTCTTATGCAACACTTGGAAGATAAGCTATATTATTAACTTTCTTCCGTCTATTAGCTAAATCACCCCAAGATACTTTGCTTTGGTCTAATATTGCCAACACTCTTAACTGCTGTTTTTCCATCTGTGTCATTTCTGATACAGACTTAGAAATGCCTAGGTTATAGGCATACGTCGCTAATGTAGCATTAGTAATATCAATACCATATTTATACAATGCCCTTGATTGACCGATTAAGCCGCTTTGTAAGTTCTGTGCTACTGTTGAATAGTCCACATTAAAAAGTGAGCTTATATCGCCTGCAAGCATTGTCATTGACTTTGTTATTGCTGTTGTCGCTTCACCTGTCTGCCCTAGTGAGTTAGTGACAGAAGCTAATTGTGAAGCGTACTGTGTTATCTCTTGTATGTTAAGTCCTAAGTTCTTTGCTCCACTTTCTTCAAGTAAGCCACCTTGAACATTAACTTTTAAGCCAGATAGTTTTCCAAGAGTATCATTTACTCTACTTTTAAAACTTTCTGCGTATGCTGTTGCGTTATCGTAGCCGTACTTTTTGTAATCCTTATCCCATTCTGAACCAATCTTGCCAAACGCAACCGCTTGATAGTTGAACGCTTCGATGTAATCTGTTGTTGACTTGATTGCTTCTATAAGTTTCTTACTGCCACGAATTACCATAAAATAAGTGGCATAAAACTTACCTATTGCACTTGCTAAGTTCCAACTACTTCTAGTTGCTGTCCTAGCACTTGTAGACACGCCATACAGTGACTTTTGAAGTGAGTTTGAAGAAGTACCCACCTTGCTACCTTGACTAGCAAGATTAGCCAATGCGTTAGTCATTTGAATAACATTCTGACTTACTGTTGGTGCTCTTGATAGCGTTGTCATTAAGCCATTTAAAGCATTGCCCAATTTTGGAATGTTTACAACGGCGTTTTCTATACTCTTACTGCCTAGCTTACCAAGTGACTTTGCAAATTCTGTGACTTGTGTTGCATTTTGCGGAATAGTTGATATGCTTGCAACTGCCTTTGTGACAGCTTGAAGTGATGTAGCTGTGTTAGTTAGTGCAACTGAATCAACAGAACCTATCTTTGTGATGTTCTTAGCAAGTCTTGTAAAATCTGCTGTTCCTGCGTTCATATTCTGCATAGCAGAACCCAACTGACTAACGCCACTCGCAAGACCGCTTAGTGATGAGCCATTCACAGTTGCAAGTGATGTTGACAGCCTTGTAAGATGTTCTATTAGTGTATCAACAGAATCAATAGCTTTCTTGGCAGTACCGGTAATTTTGACTTCTAATGAATCTAATTCCACGCTTATACCTCCGGCTTATCATTTTTAGGGTGCGTTAAATCCCAGTTTGCTTTGCGTATTTTCATATTCAAGACAAACTCTTCTCTCTTTCTTTGTATTTCATCTTCACTGTTCTCTTTTTTGTTAATATCTCTATAAATAGGCTTATCTGGGTATTCAAGCTCACCTTTACCCCAAGCACCACTTCTAACACCTATCTTGATTGCTGGAAGTATGTAACTACCTATCGCAAGCCATATATCTGAATCCATTCGTTGTCTTTCAAGTTTTTTGCCCTCTACAACAGCCCATAGCTTTTTAGGTGTCATTTTAAGAAAATCTGAATAACTAACGCCTAGCGAACTGGCTAAAACAAAGTATTCTTCCCATATTATTTTGTGGAAGTCTGCTTTTTCTTGTGGTCCTGTGGTACTACTGTCGGCTTCTTCTGCTCCTGTGCCGCTTCTTCCACATTGTTCGCCATTTCCTCTAACATCGTTGTTATTCCGCTCAACTCGAAAAAACCATCATCTTCCATCGCTTTCTTGATTTCTTCAAACAATGTTCTATATCCGTAACTCTTATCTGTCTTTCTTTTCTCTGTAATATATGCCCTAGTGAGTTCCTTTGCTTCATTCATAGTTACTGGATTATTGTCAATACAGCCTGCATAAATGGCTAAAATGCAAATCTTTGGCACATCTGCTGTCATATTTGCTAACCCATCAAAAGAAGCCTGTGCAACACTTTTATCCGTTTGCGCAAGTAAGTAAGAACCATTAACGACAGAAAACATTTTCTGCACTATCTCTTTACACTCTGCTGCACCAAAAGAGAACTCAACTTTGTATTCTTTTCCGTTTACATTAATATTCATCATAATTTTTACCCTTTCCCACCCTATCGTCCATATAGGGAAAGGTGCGGATTTTACACCGCACCTACCTTTTAAAATAATTATTCTGTTACATCATCAAGATATGATGTATAGTCGGCTGTTTTGGCGTTTGTGCCACCAATCGACACAGCCTTTGATTTAGTCGATTGGCTTATCATTCCCCCGATGTTGGGGTTACTGCTGTATCTGTTCCTACCATATCCTCAATAATAAGGTTGATAGCCATTGTAAGAAGCCCGTTCTGCTCCTTACTTGTGATTGGTAACTTTGATGGTGGTTGTGCTACAAAGAACTCCGCGTCTGTTATGCCCGGAGTAATCTCCTGAAACCACATTCTCTTACCGCCTGTTAATCCATTGTATGCTGTAATAAGAGTTTTCCATTCTTCAATAGTTGCGTCTGTCTTATTAACTGTTACTGCAACTGTATCTGTGACTGTATCTCTGCCTGCAATGTTTCTTGCCTGCTTATCTTCAAGTGCTGAAGCGTCTATCGCTTCTGGTGTTACTGTAATTTCATCAATAGAATTAATTCTTGTAAGTAACTTGAATGATGTTGGCTTTGTACCTGCTGTTGTTTCAACTCCATAAGAGAAAGTAACGCCCAGTGTACTTAATCCTGCTACTGCATCTGCCATTGTCTACCTCCTAAAAATTTGCAAAAAAATAAGAGCATTTCTGCTCTTTGCTACAATAATCTGTCATTTGCTCCAATTAACCGCCTAAATCTAGCGGTGCTCTTATGTACTTTGTTACTGATTGAGAACTCTGGCATTGCATTGCCTTGAAATCTCATTGTCTTAAATGCATCTGTAATTACTGCCATAACCTTGCGACAGTCAGGCTTGCTTGTGTTAGTGGTAACATCTACTTGAAATGTTGCTAACAATGCGTTAATTGTCTGTCCGTCAAGTGTTTGCCCTTGTTCAACTGCTGACAGTAAATGAATGTATACTGTCGGGAATACTGCTTGACCGCTGCTTTCCCCCTCATTTGTTATGACTATCTTTGGATATTTCTTTTTAAGCTGTGTTAGGGTTGTAGACTTGACAAGTGCTGTGACTGTATTCTCGAGGTCTATCGCCCAATCGTTTGCATTTGCCATTAACTAAACACCTCTCTTGCTATCTGCTTATACTGATTAATAATCTCCATTGTAGCGTTATACATAGGCATTGTAGCTTTAACGCCGTGTGTGTATTGCCATTGATTGTCATTACCTAAGTAGTACCAGCCATCTTCAAATGCGTGGATTTGCCCTGGATATGTTCCTACGCCCAAGCCAAAATCATTAGCCTTTGGATTTTCATTGCCACTGTTGTAATAAACACCTGCACCGAATTCAATTGCTAATAGTGTGTAAAATGGCTCTCTATCTTCTACCTCAACAGTTTTACCGGTAGCAATTAAAATAGCTTGGTAGCCATCTTGAATAGGCTTTCTGTCAACTCTCAATGTTACTGTCCTACCTAATGGACTTTCATTAACACTCATAATTGCTGCTTTGTCGCCTAATTCTGCTAATCGTCCAACAAGCAGTTCACATTTATACTGTAAACTCTGTTTATACTGTTGTAGCTGTCTGATAGCTTCATTTACAGACTTTTCAGACAAGGATATATCAATTGTATGTCTTGCCATATTACACCGCCTTAGAGCAATTTTAAGTCCACAAAAACTTTAAATATTTTAGGGGATTGAATTGCAAACCAATCAACAGTTGTTTCATCGTGTCCAAATTGTTCTATATGCTGCCAATTGCACTGTAATCCGCTTTCAGACAAAAAGGCGTGTATTATTTCATGCCTTAACTGTTTCTTTTGCAGCTCCTCAAAATCGCCCACTTCATTATAATTATCAGAACGGATTACTATTAGCTTTGCTGTATTGTCGCAAAAGCCGTCCATATCTTTATCGTTAAGTTGCCTTAACTCGATAGCGTATGCTGTTCCCAAAACATTAATCGTTGTGTCTTTCATAACGCACCTACTTCACAACCGCTTTAAGCATATACTTAGTTGAATACAGTGCCGGCTTAATGCCTACAACAGTGAAGTCCGCTGATGTTTCGTCAACAAGGCTGTCAGATGTGTATGTAGGCTTGCTATCAAGCCAAATAAGGTCACCTTTTTGAATAGGCAATGTATTCCTATCTGTCAGCAAAATAGCGTCAAAATCAGCGGTATCAAAGCCGTATTCTTTACTCTGTGCTTCTCCACCGCTGAAAGCTATGTTTGCTTCAAAATCCTCGGGCTTTGAAAAACCTGTTTTCTCTTCAAGAACTTTAGGTATCTTATTTCCCTCATCATCAAGATAAGGAATGAAGTTGCCCTCTGTGTCGGTATATCCCTCATATAGGATATTGCCGTCATCATCTCTTTCGTAAATAGTTACTGTCTGTCCTTGAAGTGAATACTTCATAGCCTGCTTATTGATGTCAAGCATATTACTTCACATCCTTGCCAAATCGCTTCCATAATTCAGACAGCTTTTCCCATCCATACATTGAAATAAATGCTACAACAAAACCTGCCATAATTGCCGCAAGAATCATGTACCACAGTATTGTCATCTGAACATACTGCATATAGGCAACAAAAGCCGCTACAGTAATACCGATTGACAGGATAAATACTATAATATCTGTAGGCACTTTATTGAATACTCCAATGCCCTTAATTACTTGTGTAATTACAGACACTACAAAAGCTAACGCCCCGACAATCGCTAAGATAATTGTCATATTTGCGATTAATACCTGCATAATTTCCATTCTGCTATACCTCCTTATCTTCATTAAGCCGCGTTTCCAATCCGTCTATTCGGTGGTGTGCCGACTTTACACTTTCCTCAACTTTAATAATCCTGTTATCATGAGAATTAAGCTCTTTTCTCATTTCTATAACTTCATTCTTTATCTCTGTTGTGTTGCCTGATATTGTGTCAAGTTTCATATTTATGCGTGTATTTTCCTTTACACGCTCTGTAAGTTCTGCATTGTCAGACTTTTTGTTGTTCTTAAGATTAAATCCCAACGTAAACAGTCCGAAAAAGACGGAAAAAGCAACTGAAATAATGCTTATAATTACTGCTATTGGCATTGATATACCGCCTTTCATAATTAATAATGGCACACTGCCCACCACCCTTAATGTGTGCCGCCTGCTACCGTATTGGTAACGCACAATCTTCTATAAAACCTTAGCAAAAGGAAATACCCCAACAAATAAGCTGTCTCTATCTCTCCAAGTTCTGTTGACACCATTCTCATTGTAGCTTGCCATGAATGCTTCACCTGCCTGTGAATGGTCGTAGACAGCCAGATTAACGATAACACTCTCAAACTTCTTTAAGTCCTCGGTTATCATTTCGTCTGTGTAGCTGTCAGGGTAATTTCTTCTTGCTTTTACATCTTCTGTAGCCTGTTTAATAAGTTGTTCGATTATTGGATTATCCTCTTTGCTATCAAACACTACCACATCAGATGTCGTATCATCATCGTTTGTGACTGTATCAATATGAAATTGTTTAAGTCTGATTTTAACTTGTTCCAATGTGGTGTATTCTGCCATAGTTCAAACCCTTTCTAAAGCTCTACATTTTCCATTACTGCTCTTGCTTCAAGAACTGCAATATAATCTGTCATTGCTTTAATCTGCATATTATATGTACTTCTAGGGCAAGTTGGAGTAAATGTAAGTTCATCGTTATTCCACTTATCAAGCATATTTTTTAGTTTCTTATAGCGAATAACTACTTGCTGATACTCTGCTTTAAATCTCTCTTTGTAATCAGCACTATTCATCATTTCTACTGTATCTTTTAATTCCATAGCCTAGCTCCTATAATCCTAATTTCTCAATTAACAGCTCTTTAAGTTCTGCTCCTGTAAGCTCCATTGCGTTCTCAATGCCCTGCTCTAAAGCAAGTGTCTGTAAATCTGCTGTTAGCATACGCTTGATAGCTGTCTTTGTGTAACCGCTTGTAGGTTGAATAGGAAACTTGTCCTGTTCTTCCTCGTATTTAAGCTCATCGCCATAAACAGCTTCCTGTCTTACATTATCTGCTGTTACTTCTTCACTCTGCTTTGCGGCGTTGATTTTATGTCGTCTTAATAACATATGAACACCTCTTACTTTCCGAACTTAGCAAGAACAACCTTTGAATCGTTGCTTAAGACTGCTGTATAGTGTTCATCGCCAGAAATAACAGTTGTCTTTGCAAGAATATCTCTGTCCGATTCAATCTCAACGCTTCTCTTCATATAGATTGTAAGTGCGTTCTCTTCTTCTGACACGCCATCTGCACCTGTGTCCTCGTTAGGGTCTTCTGCTGATACGATAACAATAGGACAAGCGTAGAACTCTGTTGTAACAGCCTTTAACTTGCTACCTACCTTGATTTCCTTACTCTTTGGCTTGAGTGTATGTGCAAGTGCTGTGTCAAGGTGAACATTAGTTGTATCCTCGCTTGTTGTATCAGCTACAACATTGATTGTTCCTGCCGAATCATCAAGCTCATACTTAACCAGCTTAACTTTCTTAGACTTAACAACCTGTGCTCCTGCGATAGAACCGATAGTGCCATTCATAATTACATTAAGTGGGTACTTGTCATTGCTCTTAAAATCATCGTCATTAAGTAATGTGGCTTCCTGTGCTGGGTTAATGAATAATATCTTTGTAAGTGATGAATCCGATTCATCATCAAATTTGCTATTAGCTGCTACAACTGCTGAATAGCTGATAGGTGCTGCTGTTCCATCGTAATCAATAGGTGCTGTGCAAAGTGCGTCATAGCTGTCATTATCAACCTTTGCAGCGATTGACATAGCAATCTGATTGATAGCTGTACCAAGTGGGTCGCCATAACCAGATAATACTGATTCATCTGTAAGCTCTACAGCCTTACCTGCTTTCTTAACCTTTGCTTCTGTTGTAGATGTTGTAAGTACTGTTGTACCCATAGCAACACCTTCTGCTACATCTTCTGCGTCACCAATATAAGCATACTTTGGCACAACGATTGTGCTTCCCGGTCTGCCTACAAGCGTTGTGTCAACTCTTGCAATAGGCGAAAACTTAATTTTCTTTGGCAACTTAGCTGATACCATATCAGCCATTACCTGTGGGTCTACTAAATTTGCTAACTTAGTCTGTGGCATAGTTTATTTACCTCCGTTTTCTACTCTGTGAACTTTTTATAAAGTTCTGGATTCTTATTTTTAAACTCCACTCTTTCGTGGTAATTCATCTTGTTGAACTGTTCCTGTGTTATCGTGCTTTCTTCTCCACCGCCTGCATTAATAGCCGGTCTTGATTTAAGCCACTCTGCCTTAGCTTCTTTAACCTGTCTTTGCACTTCATTGGCAATTACAGTTGCTATAAGGCTATGGTCTGCGTCTGCAACCGCCTCAATCAAAGAATCAATATCCTTTCCATCGCCTATAACTTTCTGATAAGCATTGACAGCTTTCATATGATTAAGTTCTTTGCTCATGTTCTCGAACTTTTCAGCCTGCAACTTTTCAGCTTCCGCCTTTGCTTCCGCTTCCTGTTCTTCTGCTGTCTGCTTCGAGCGAAGTTCTTTCTTGTACTTAGCTGCTTCTGAACTGGCTTTATCGGAAGCATTCTTATACTTCTCTTTTTCAGCTCTTTCACTAGCAAGCTGTGCCATAAGTTCTTCTACACTAGGTGTCTGCTCTTCATTCTGTGGCTCATTATTAGTTGTTGGTTCTGTTGTTGTGTTAGTTACATCTGCCATAATTTCTTTACCTCTGCTTTCTGCGTTTTTTGTTGTTCTCTCAACTCTTGCGATATTTGTATTGCCCTTTCTCTAGGGCATATAAAAAGCCACAAGGCATTTTCTACCCTGTGGCTCAATATCAATTATTTATCTGTTCTGCTCTTATCTATAACTGGACTGTTTTCTGTCTGGTCTGATAAGTCTTGCATTGTGCGGTCTTTATTAGGTGGCTGTTCTCCATCTCCACCCTCTGCTTGGTTCTGTGTATCTTTGTTGATTATACTGTCTTGATATGCCTTAACCATTTCTCCGCTTCTCGCTACAACATCGTTAGGGTCATCAAAAAATGGAATTGCATCAACTGTATCTTTAAGACTAAATCCGTGGCTTATCAATGTTGCCATAGCGTTAACCTTAGTTGACATTTCATAAGTTTTTTGTCGCTTAATGTTAGGTTTTACATCTCTTGCCCTTAATTTAAGTAATGGATTATTGCTGTTAATATTGTTTGACAGCTTAATGGCTGCAAGAACAACTTTTATCTCTTCCATTTTGCAACCATCTGTAATTAATTGCTGTTTTGCTGCTGCTGTTTCAGCCTGTGACCAGCCTGTTGCATCTGACATTGCAACTCCTGTACTGCCACCGCTATTATCATTTCGTTGTGGCACATTGCATTTTTGCAAGATTATCTGTCGCCTTGATTGGATATTGTTAAGCATACCTGTGTAATCGTAATTGATTGCAAGTGGCTCAACTATTGGAGTTTTGCCATCTGCTGATGTATAGGTCTGCATCCATTCTCCAGATTTTGGTTTCCTTACTTTTTCAGTAATGCGTTGCGTTCCATCTTTATCAACTGTTGTTTCTTGTTCAACTGGGAAATCAACATCGTTTGTATGCCATACTGCTTGTGTGTTCTGTTCAACATCATTTGTAAAATCTGAAATGAGTAGGTTTAAGTTATCCATTTCAGATATTTGCCGTTCAAAACAGCCCATTCTATCAAATGACCTTGTGTATTCAATGATAGGAATTTTATGTAATGGGTTCTCTTCTCCGCTTCTCTCCAAAAACCCCCATTTTGTTTTCCCTTTACTTTTTCCGTTAGTAATTTTTACCCCATCCGTAACTTCATATCGAATATCTTTTGTAAAACAGGTGTAATATCTTGTACCACTATGTTTGTCTTTGATATAAGTACCTGCAAGAATAACCCTCTTATCACTATAAGCTGTTGACCTTACAACAAATGTTGTTCTTGGGTCTAATATGTCATATGTGAAATAGCTTTCCCCATCCTCATATTCTGTATTCACATCAATAAGGACATATCCAACGCCACCGATTTCAACATATCTTGCAAGTTCCTGTTGCTTCTGCCTTGCGTTCTGCGATTCGTAGCAACTGTTTAATTCTGCTATAGCTTCTGTAAGGTTAGAATCCTCATTATCGCCATTCTGAACAAGTGTTATAAAGTTCCCCCATTTAAAGCCTAAATTAAACTCTGTGACCTCGTTAGCCACATTATCACAGCACTCACAGTCAATGTCTGGTCTGTAAGTCTTTGGATTCTTCCTAACTATTGGCTGTATTCCTGCGTCATAATCAAGAAGAAACTGTATTCTGTTGGAATTAATATCATGTTCCAAAATTGCTTCACGCAAAATTGGTATTATATTGTCAGGTGTTATTTCTTTTGCACCTGTATAAATAGCAATTCTTCCTGTCTGCATTGTCTACACCTCTAATAAAATGTCATACCGCTTGAACTTCTGCTTTGTGGTATTTCCTTAATCTGAAAATCATCATCATCGTTAGGCACATACCATATCCATTTGTGGCAATGCTTGCACGCTAATTTATGTGTTCTTGGGTCTTTGCTGTCTGCCTTAGTCAAAAACTTGTGGCAGTTCGGACACATAATTGATTTATCTTTATTCATATTTCTACCTCGTTGCATAACAAAAAACACCGCTACAATTAAGTAACGGTGCCTCCGATAAGGAATATATTTATGAAAAACAGCTCTGTAATTTCTTACAGATACAGTATATCATTAGCGCAATATGACATTCTATGACATCTTTAAATATGTGTTACCATATTTTTCTTCAAATGCCTTAAGAGCTTTTCCATGAAGTCTGATAATTTGTCTCCATGAATATTTCATTTCTGTAGCGATAACCTCAAAAGTTTTCTTTTCGATATATCTTGAAAATAGAATATTATAGTAATCTTCATTCTCTATGCTGTCTATTTGCCCTATAATCAAGTTTTTCTTTTCAATGTATTCATCTATCATATTATCAAGATTGCGCTCCATTTCGTCAATTTTGGCGTATGTAGAGCCTATTTTATCTGGGTCAGATGATGATATTACCTTTTCTTCGTTTCCAATAGCCGATATGCTGCAAGAAAGTTCTCTAAGCTGTGTTATTTCTGTCAGCTTATTGTTTATCATTCTATTAAGTCTGCTTATTTGATTCAAATAGTCCTTAGTTGTCATATAAACCCTCCTCTTATATCGGACTTGATATTATTACTGTCTGCTTTATCCTATTTCCTTTTGTCATTCTTAATGCAAAGTTTGAGAAAACATCTGGAACATCATCTAATTGTTTCTTGCCTGATACCGAATACTGCTTTAATAATGACACCATCACTCCGTATGGCTCATTAGGCTTATAAAGTGATGCATCTTTAAAAATAATATGTTGCAATATCCAGTTGGAACATTGAAATATTCTTGCTTCCTTATTCGTTTCAGTTGGTGTATCAGTGATGTTACATATCCAGCCAACGCTCTCAACACGCTTATTAACTTCCATTGCAACTCTGTCACCGCCAGCATTACGCTCAAACTCGCACTCTTGTACTTTATTATTTACAAGCACTCCTGCGGCATTTCTGTATTGTTCTTCGTAATCCGCTGTGTTATCGCATACACAATCAATGCAGTAATAGTCTTCTCCGTGTTTCTGTAATACTGGCAGTACAAAATAATCCGTACCTTTGCCCTTAGTATCACATTGAGCTGTAACAATTTCTGGCTCGCCATGTGGCAAATTAAGGTATCTACGTATTTTGTCGTCAGGAAACAATAATCCCTCACGCTCGATAGGCTCCTGTTTGTATAAACACCTGTAAGAAATTTCATCCATTAAAAGCTGTTGGTCGGCAAAAAACTCTTTTGTGAATCCGCTATACTCATAATCAAAATTGCTCTCACCTGTTACCGGATCTACATCTGGCACAGCAATAGTCTTAACTCTTTTATTTCCTGCGTACATATTCTGTATTCTTCCGATAACATCATGTACGCTCCAACGTGTAGCAATATGTATCTCTTTGCAATTATGTCCGTCTGTATCTTGGATTTTTCTTTGTCTAGCATCTACCGCATATTTATCCCACAGCTTATCAAGTACCATAGGATTAAGTGCTTCTTCAATACCACCTATCATATCATCCACAAGTAAAAACTTACTTGCACGAACTTTACCGGCATTCTTACTTCCTACAGATGTACATTGTACGCTTGGAAATGGCTTATATTTGCCGATATTGAACTGCTCTAACTTTGCATTAGTGCTTGTAACTGTAAGGCTAGGAAAGATTTCGTTCCATGCATATTCATCAGCATTTGTAACAATATCGTATACACCATCATAATACATTCGTGTAATGTCGCCAGAATGGGAGTAAAAAAGGCAAAAATCATTAGGAAACCAACCAGCTACTAAAGCGTTAAACATCTTTTCGATAGTTGTCTTTCCCGCTCCAGGTATTAATGACACGCACAATATATCGTATTTATCATCAATCATGCCCTGTAAGGCTTCTATTAATCCCATTTTTAAGAATTGTTTGCGACGTGGCATATAAAATCGTTCTTTAGGCTCTCTTTTCTTTTCAAGATATCTAAATCCGCTATCAACAACTTTGTGTTGAGCTTCAATCAGTAAAATATCATAAAACCAATTAATCAGCTCATATTCCGTTTTATTTGCAAACGCATACTTTTCCAAATCCCAAATCGTGCCACCTGTTTTAGCCGTGCAGAAGTCCTCTATAAGCTCTTTTGCCCTCTTAGTGAGTTGTAGTCCATACTCATTATCTTTCTCGCCATTTATGGCTACACTGCAAGCGTCTACATAGGCATTAATTACCTGTTCATCTATTCCATTTTTCTCTATGTAATTTTCATATCCATTGATTGTAGAAATAAGGCTCTGACTAGCCATAAGAAAAGCACCTCCACTTTTAAAAAGCAAAGGTGCTTATAGACCTCTGCCTATAATTTTTCTAGGGTAGCGACTGCAATCAATCTGTAGCCGGTAATATATTTATTCACATTCTGAAAGTCTATCTTTTATAAACTGCTCCAATGCACTAAAGCCTTTTGGCTTTTCAATTCCTTTTCTTGCAAGTTCTGCAACTATTGTTTCCATTTCTTCTTTTACTCCTTGATAGGCAATTTTCATTCCGGATTTCATTTCGTCCATTTGGTTTCCTTTCATCGCAAACAATAGTCTGCTTCTTCTAATCTATCCGCTATTCTTGTCATTTCAATCTGTGTTCCGTTTTCATTCATTGTGCTGACAAATACATGTCTGTCACAGCCACTACTTGGTACACTGCCGAGTCTTATTTCCGTTTTATCATCCTCAAACTTGTAACATTTACGCATTTCTTCAATACAGTTATTCATTTCTGTTATTTTCATAATCTCACTTCTTCCCCTCACTATTCGCTAATGATTTTGTTTCCTCTAGGATTTTCATTGCTAATGCTCTTGAAAATTCATAATTATTTTTCGGGTATCTGCCTAGAATTGATTTTGCATACTCATTGACTGCATCAACTGAAATATCAATGCCAATAGTCATATCGTGAAGTTCAGATGTTTCTATAGGCTCGCCATTTCTACCGCCTATTTCGTGCGATTGTGCTTCTCTAAGTGCCTCACGCTCTATTGATTTAATTACTTCTGCCATGCTCATTATAATAAACCTTAAATCCTTTTATCGCATAATCAGAAACAGCCTTTTTCAGCTCCTCATTGGTGAAATAGGTCTCCTTCAAAAGAATAGCTATGCCTTTTTTGCTGATTGCATAAATTCCAGACGGAACCTGTTTACTTGCAACATGTAAAACAGCTTTTAATTGTTCTGCCTTCATTTCATATACGTTATTTCCGACTGTCAGTTTCATTTTTCATAAATCTCCTTGTTTCTTCAACTATTTTAGAATCCCTAGCAAAATTCATTTCAATACGGCTTTGTGGCAGTCTGCCAAACTTTTTCAAAGCATATTTTTCTACTACTTCTCTTGAAATATCTATTCCAAAATTTCCCAATGCTTCTTCGGGCGGCGATTGATACCCTGATAAAGGATTGTCAATGTCATTCATTCCTCACAGGCCTCTATCTTTGCCGATAATTCTATTATCCGTTTCTTTAATCTCTTCTCTGTTGCATTGAAATCCGCAAGGCTTACAAACTCTTCATTTTCCTTGGCCTCTTCAAACGCCGAACAGAGTTTATTGTTTTTGTATCTGTATATAGGTATCGCATATATATCATTCATTCCTCATAAACCTCTCAAAATCTCTCCTGCACTTAGGACATAAATCAAAACTATTTCTTTCTCTTTGCGTTTTTCTCTTATAAATAACTCCACAGATACCAAGGCTGTATGATTGCTTTTCTACCTCAATATTTGCAACAGCACTATAGTTGTACTCGATTTCCACACTGCACCTGTCGCAAGTGTGCCATTCTTTTTGATGTTTCATTTTTCCGCCACCTATTCTATATGCTTAAATGTTCGCTACAATCATTGTCAAAAGAAATATAATACTTAAAAAGCCCACTTCTGCGACTTCTCTAATATTTTTGGATTTCTTTATGAGCCATAACGATAAGAGATAGTAAATAAACAATGCTATTTTGCACAATATCATTCTTCCACCAACTTTCTACCGCAAATAGGGCAATAAGCTATTTTCATTACCATTTCAACATTCATCTCTTTACTGCTACACACTGCAAAGGACGGACATTTATTCAAGTCGCAAGTAATTACAGGTTTATTTGACAACTTATCAATCTTAAATTTGCCATAATGTGTTATGACAGGAAATTTTTCCTCGCAAAATTTACACATATCACGTCTTCCCCCATAAATTGTCTGGTAATTCCTCGCCGCCATAAATCTTGTTAGCGTATTTCTTAAATGTCGGTACGCTACAACCTGCTACTTTTGCCGCTTTTACCTGTGAAGCCTGCCCCGATATGTACAGGTTAATTGCTTCATAAAACTTATCTTTGTTTAGTGGATGTACGCCCATAGCCATAATAATCACTCCTTACCATTCCTTGCTTTCACACCAGCTACTCTTACAAGCGTGATTCATAATGTTGATTAAAACATTCTCCGAAGAAAAATGAACTAAGCTGTAATCACATTGTGTTGAAAACTTTGTATTGAAATATTCATCAACTAACATCTTGTAGTCTGCATTATCGTCCATATCACTTATAACTGCATAATAGGTATCTGTATATCCATCACGCTCTATGTCAGTTTCTTTTGTTAAATTATCCACTACTCTTGATAAAACCTTATCTGTTAATGGGTAGTGATATTCTCCAGTACATTCTCCGTGTTTATCTAAAAAGTATTTAAAGAATGCTTCTGTATTTTCTTTGAGCGTTTCATCGTTAGTCCAATCGTAAGCTATCTTACCAGCTCTACTTATCATTCTTTCTTCGGCAACTTCCCAATCACTTTGAGAGTATTCGCTTATCGGCTTAAACTCTTTCGCTTTTTTATCTTTGGGCAAAAAAGAATTGCACTGTTCTCTGTTAAGAGAATTACTTTTAGTATTTAATTCATTAGTATTTTGTATATTAATATTTAATTCATCAGTACTTAATTCATTAGTATTTAATTGTCCGTGGTTTTCTACCTGTTGACATTCAACCCCTAGATTTTCTGTATCTTGTTTTTCTATTTTCTGTTTATATGGTTCTTCGTAAACCTCGTAGGTGTACTTTATTCTTCCGCCATTGCTTTTTGTCGGGTTTTCCTTAGTAACCACAACATAATTATTATCCCTTAACTCATTTAAAGCCGATTTAACAGCTGTTTCATTCTCTTTACTTATTGCAACTAACCCAGCTATTGAATAATCCCAATTATCGGGCAATGAAAGCATTACAGACAATAATCCTTTTGCTTTCAAGCTTAAGCTCTTATCCCTTAAATGAGTATTACTCATAACTGTGTAATTTTTTGTTTTATGCACTCTGATTGTTGCCATATTGAATACCTCCGCTTGATATTATTTATGTATGCCTGTGATACACACTCCGCTTAATCAATAAAAACAACAAACAGGCACAGCGGAAGTGCTTTTCGCTTCGTCAAGCTAGTTTGTTGTAATCGGATAGACAGGACTTGAACCTGTGACTACTTGAATAAATCAAGCATTACTCCCAACTGAACTACTATCCGAAATACCGCCTGTAACGGCTATCAAGAAACAAGAACAGAAACAATAAAATATTAGGGGTATTTTAGTAAGGAGTGCTTCTTGATAAGTTGGTTTTCACATGACTGTGTATATACACGCCAAGCCCTCTCAAGCGGTCTTGCACCGCTTTTAACTGAACAAAATCCAAAGAGGTACATGAAAGGAGGACTACCTCAAAATGCAAAACATGGTAGTCTACGATAAAAGTAAGACGAACTACACCAGTCGGATTCGAACCGACGCATACAGAGGTCAAAGCTCTGTGCCTTACCGCTTGGCTATGGTGCATTAAGTGGCTATTCTCGGTATATATTCGCCACAAACCGCAGTGTACTATCCTTTGTAGCCATTATACTTTCATTGACCGACACGGCTATTCTGACAATTCTATGTATTTGTCAATGTACCACTCGGCTTTTTTAATATCCTCTAAGCCATTCTTGTTATTATGTCTGTAAATGTACTTAAAGGCATTACATAAGCAAAAGTTCTTAACAGCTTCCTTACCCTGCGTTTCCAACATAACATCTATACATTCAAAGCTACCAGTCTCATAATGGCTCGGATGATTAACATTGTCATTTGCCGGTTTTTCATTAACACTAGGTGCAATACCTTTAAGTGGAGTAAAATTATCAACTTTATCATCGCTCTTAGCACCGTTATGTATACAATTATTACATGCATATTCTGACTGAAGTCTACTTGCACAATTAATGCAAGGCAATGGATATGAAATATCGCTCATTAAACATCACCTGCCTGTCTGTGATTAGCTCTGTAGGTGTCAAATCCCTCTGGATATCTTGCTTTCAGCTTATCAATGTTAATCTGCATGATTTCATCAAGGTTCCAACCGAAGGATTCGCAAAGTATTGCAAGATACCAACAAATATCGCCAGCTTCTTTCTTTGCGTGGTCAATATCAAGCTGCTTCTCGTGGAAAATCCATTTTTTAAGCATGTCGTTAAGTTCTCCAACTTCGCCAGATAAACCTAATGCAGCATTAAGAACACCACCTAATTCAATCTCTGGCGTATCTTCACAATGATTGCCAATCTTTAAATCATTAATCTTATTCAGAAGCCTATCTGTAGACTTTTTATCGTTAGTACGCATAGCCAAAGCCTGATACTCTGCTCCCTGCATTTCTAACTCCTAACCTTTTTTATTTTTTGAAATTTTTTGGAATTTACTCGGCTGAATTAGCCGTTTTCTGATGTGTTTATTGAATATCTTATGAATAATTAAGATGTGTCTATTATACACCTATCTATCAGATTTGTACAGTAGATTTATTGATTATATTATATGGGTTATTATCAGGACTATATATTAATAAATATAATGGTTATTGTATATAGTTTAATAAATTATTATTGGTTGGTTATGTATATATAAATATATATAATAAGCCTTTTTATCTTTGGGGTTGGGAAAGCGACTTAGTTGGGCTCGCAATGCGTGTATATATAACCCCCACGCTCTGCGTTTGTATATCTTGCACAACGAAATCAGCCAGAGCGGAGCCATTGCACAATAAATAATTATCATGTAATCGCTGTCAATCCGCTTGTTTACTGGCTTTGTTGTACTTTTATCGTTCAAATGTTCTGTTTTATCACTTCGCTAAACTCAACTTTAGCGAAATCATGTTATTGTGAGCCAAACAGCTAGAAACCGCTTGCTTACTGGCTTCGCGGGATTTCTTGTACATCTTGCACAATGATTTCTTGTTGTGCAATTTGACGAATATCAGAGCCTTGAGCGTTGCCAGATGTGCCGAGCTGTGGAAGGTCTGCGGCTGTTTTAATGGTCTTTGTGGTGTTTTCTCTGCTGACGCCGGGCAAGTTCCAAGCGAAATGTCTGTTAAGTATTGCAAGAATTCCAACCGGGTTTTTGTTACCTGTTGCGAGCTTGTTCGATAGACTTTCTTCACGAAAAATGCGCAATTTTTCCGCAAGGTCGAAACTTTTTGTACTTAGTTTTCTATCTTTCGTTCCCCAATCATATATAGTATCTCTATTAATTCCAGTTAATAAACTAAAACCTATAATACTACACTCTTTATCATATACAGCACATAAATAATAATATATATATAATATATACTCTACTTTATCATAATCATACATATTAAAATTATTATCCATAATACAATTAGTATTATTTTTATTAATATTCTTATTTAACTTTAATATGCTTTTATCATTGAAAACATATTTATTTATATACATTAAAGCGGCGTTCCATCTGCTCTGCGGTTCTTTGGTCATATCTTCGATATTGTGTTCTTGGCAGAATTGCGATAAATAAAGCTCTATGTCATTCTGAAATACTTCGGGTGTGTCTGGTGCTTCCTGTACTTTCTCCATGTGTTCCCCTTTCTGCTAGATCTGCTCCAGCTAATTATATTATTAATACAAATAAAAACACCCAACAACTATTATATAATTATCGGGTGTAAATCTTATATATTTAATTATTAGCATAATAACACAATAAATATAATTAATCAATAGGCATTAAAAAAGCGATGTATAACAATATACACCGCCTAAATCATATTATCTTCTTTCTTTAATCGTCTACTATTTCAGCCGCTAAAACAGCTATTCGCTGCTTCATTTCTTCGGTTGAACAGGTTTCGTTGTAATAATCGCCAGATATAAGCGTATAGTCGTCGGTACGCTGTTCTTCAACATTCCAACCGCCGCCATATGCCAAACATAAATTTCCATTTAACATAATACCAAGGCTGTCAATCTCCATTTGTGATTTAACAAGCTTTGTAATATATTCTTTTAAATAACCATCATAAGGCGTTTTAATACTATTACTAGCTTTTTTATCCTTTAAGCCACACCTTAATTTAATTATTTTTTTAAAGTCGTCTCTTTCCATCTTTTCCACCTTTTAACCTTTCTTATAAGCATATATGACAGTCTGTCACTTTTTCGCCATCTTTAATTTCTGGCAGTTCTACAATTCGCGCGCCTCTGTTATCTGTTGCATATGTACTTGGATAACTTTTTGAGTTAATAACTGCGCTTATGTATTCTCTTTTCTGCTCATCTTTCTTGATTGCTAAAAATAATCTCATATTCTGCACCTTTTCAGCCTTTCGGCTGCCCTTTCTTAATTTGTACCCTTATTATATAACGCTATCGTTATATAGTCAAGTGATATTTTATAATTCTTTTAACTATTTAGAATGGGCATTCGTCGGAGCTTGTACGGGTTAAAGCTTTCGCCTTTTCTGCTTCCTGTACTTTCTCCATTACAGCCGCCACAATAAAGCCATTAAGGCTATCGCCTGCCGCCGCTCTGATTCGTTCCTCATCTTCTTTTTTAAACCTTACAAGGCTTTTAAAATATGCTTTATTATCATATTTTTTTATAGCTCTTGCCTGTGCTTTAGATACTGCCATAAAATCAACCCCTTTTATAAAGATAACTTTATTATATAGTAGCGTTATATCAAAGTCAACATAAATATAAAGATAACTTTATTATATAGTAGCGTTATATATTTATATATAGATAGCTTTATACATATTGCACAATAAAAATATATAGATAGCTTTATATATTTGTTACATTTTGCGACTTGTAATTATATAACGATAGCTTTATAATAAGAGCATAAATAAAAGGCGGTTGCACTCCTACCAAGACACACAACCGCCACCAATCAAAAAAGAAAGGTAGCTATATTATAGCACAGGTAAAAAGAAATGAGAAGAACAAACAGCAAAGAAACAATGGAAGCAATTAAAAACGCAATCATGGAGAGTTACGAAGCAGCAGAGGAATATTACACATATGACAACAAGGAAGCAAAGACAGACTACAACGACATATGCAAAGACATTTTAACGGCTTTTGAGAACGAGAAAGTTAAATATGATTGTCAGTATAGAGCCGGAAGAATTAGTAAATATTCTTTGTTTTGCGACTGGATGGCAGGACTTCCTACAGCTTTCCCTATTTCTGATGATATTTTTCTTGGCTCTGCCGTTGATTGGCTTGCTGATATTTTAGACGAGACAGAAGAGGAAAAAGGCAGATATACAGAGGATAAGGCAGAAGCGACAGCATGTAATCTGCTTTACAGAGAGCTTACAAAACACGCTGCAAAAGCAAAATAATTAATTAGCAAGGTTGGCGCTTCCGGGGTTCGATTCCCCGGCTTGCTTTTACCGGGAAACTGGAAAAATTTGAATATGGAGGACTTGAAAATGGGAAAAACAAATATTGATATGTGGTATGGTGACAAGCCGGAACAGGTGACAGGATTAGACATATATTTTAATGATTTAGGCGGGTTTTATTCCGGAAATCTTCGCATTTTCGGGAAAATTGTTGGTGATTATTACGCCGACAGCGTACAAGACATAGAAAAAGCCTTTCCGCACCTTGCGAAAAATATTGAAAACTGTTTGAATTAGCCGCCGCAGAGGATGCCCGCCGGACCGATACCGGCGGCGGTTCTCCCCTCTTTATAGGGGTATTAAAATTTTAACATTATAAGGAGGACGAATATGGGAGAAATAATACAGTTTTCCGTTAAGAAGAGCAATGGATATTACAATCTTACTGCACTGCCTATCTGAAAACGCGGTATGCGATTTCGTGGGAAAGCTGTTTGGATTAAGGCAATCACCGAAGGCGGCGCACTGCCGGGGTTCGATTCCCCGGGTTGCTTTTCTCCCTTAGGGGAGACATTAAAAATACATCATTTTTTTAGGAGGCGTTTTATGATTAAAAAAATAATTGAAGAATTAACGCGGCTAGAGCGATTGGAGGAAATCGCAAATCGTGCTGATGCAGACTATGACCGCGAGCCTGAAAATGCGGCTTACGAGAAAGCATTTGATGATGCGTATAAAAATGAATACGCCGCGTTTATGGGCGTTGCTACAATGCTAACTACATGGCTTGGCATTGATATAGCCACAGCGCGTGCGATGGTAAACGGGAAGCGCGCGGAATTGTGGGACGTGTTAAAACGTGCAGCAATTCAAGCTTAAGTGACGACAGGTGCCAGCGTGGGCGGTTCGATTCCGTCCGTCACTTTTCAGCCGGTAAAATCGGCTAGATAATTAAATATATGGAGGTATTAAAAATGAGCTTTGAAAGAAGACTTGACATTATTAATTTAGGAGGATGCACAGCTTCGACCACTGAATTACTTGACACAATCGTGTCAAGTAACACTTGCGGGCGTGCTGTTTACGTCTGTAATATGCCTGAAAAAGAAGTTGAGACATTGATGTATGCAGTTATCGGACGCTCATGGGAATGCAGCCGGCACGTTTCAGTTGTTGCCGGATGCGACTGGATTTTCATTGAAAAAATACAGGAGGACGACAACAGGCTAGCTCGTTATAAAATAAATGATGAGGTTTCAGAAGAGCGAAAAAAACGTATTCTAGAGTTTTATGGTCTATAATTTGTTTGAAAAGAGAACTTTCAGAAGTTCTCTTTTTGTCGTTCCTTGACAAATTAAAATCGAAGTGCTATTTTATCATCAAGCGGACAACTGCACCCTTAATGAGCGGCAGCTTGTAACGTGATGCTGTTTGGTGGTCTGTTTGTTGTGCCTAACTTCGTTGTCATAGGCAGAGCCGGGCGACTTTGGGTGTGACATTCTACTGGTCCCGCTGTCATACAAAGTTGTTTTTGGCTCAAAAACAACACCAAATCAGAACCAAATTTTGACAAAATCGTAAATCGGTTTTTATATTTTGCGTTTCGGGTATAGGGGCGTACCAAAAATGTTGACCCGAAAATTTTAGGGAAATTTTTTGAAAAATATTGAGAATATTAGACAAAATGACACTAAATCGGAGCCAAATTTCGCAAGAATTTGACTTCGATTTTTTATTTTTCATTTCCATTGGTGGGGGCGATTAAAAATTTTTGCATTATTTTTTGACTTGATTCTGTGCAGTAAAAACCACAGCCTTAGCCGTATATATGCTTTGGCTAAGTTCGTATAGCATACGTTCCATGGTCATTTCCGGGTTAGTTCTCCGGATGTACTCTAATAACTGTTCTGCTGTCATACTGCCCTCCGAGATAAGCTTGACATAATATTATCAAGCAAGTAAATCAAATCAGTTCCGTACAAGCTTATCCAGTTTGCAAGGTATTCCTCCTGCTCAATCGGCATTGATACGCCATAGCTAAAACAAAACGCATGGCATAGTTCGTGAGCGATTACGCGTCTTAAATAATCCCCTCTAGGTGCTAGTGATACAAATATACTCTTGCGGTTCCAATCGGTCACAGCAAGGCTTGTAGTGCCGTCTGAACGCAATAAGTCGGGGCTTGAATTGTTGACGAATATTAAGTTCCAGTTAATGCCGTTGATTGTAAGCATGTTATACCTCACAATGGTAGGAGCATTTCTGCCCCTACCTCTAAAAATCAAATCTTGGTCATAAGCACTGACATCTTGCTTTTTAACATTGTGCGTTCCTCAGGTGTCATGTCGGTTAAAAGCTCCGTCATATCAGCGCTCAACTCCCTCATGTACTCGTCAAGCGACTGCATTTTCGCATCCTTGTCCTGCTGGGTGTTAGCCTTGTGCTGTTCCTTAGTCTCCATGTAATGCTTGCGGCTTATACCACTTCTGCCCTCACGCATATCACGTTCCGTAGAGCTGCCACTTCTCGGCTGGTCTATCATCCCCATGCGGTCTGACATGTTGGTGTAATACATTCTTCCCCGGCTCAATCTGTCCATGTCTCTCATGCGCTCCATGCTGTCATAATCCATATCTGTCATATCGCCCGGGTATCTGTGCCAGTATGGTGGCTCCTCGTAGCCGCGCCTGCCTACATAACTGCCCTTGCCCTTTGGTGCATACCTGCCAGTACGCATATAGCGGTATTCATCATAGTATCTTCTGCCGCCCTCTTCGCCATATTCATCCTCAAGAGCCTTAAGGAGTTCTTTGTTGTATTCTTCTTCCTCTTCGTCAGCTTTCTTCATAGACTTAACGATAACAGCCTTGTACTCTGCTTCGCACAAGTCCTTAATCATATCGACCGCTTCGCCCATTTCCTCTGTGTTGACATTCTCAACACCCTTATCAAGCTCGCATAAGGCTTTCTCTGTAAGACATTCAATCATTTTGTGGATTCTTTCAATGTGCATCTTCTCACCCCCCTACGCTTCACGAACAGCAATTAAGTTACTATTCTGTACTTCAATAGCCTGTGTAGATGTATTCTGCACTGCTACTGTACTGCAACAGCCGCAAGGTACATCAACATAGGCTTGTGCCGATACGTTAAATAAATTTTGAACTGCTGCTGGAGTGACTATCATCTTTGTAGACTGTAAAGGCTCTCCGTCTACTGCTATGGCAAGTGAAATCTCTTCAACCGTGCCGCCTGTAGGTATCTGAATGTTTCCACTATAAGATACTAAAAATCTAGCCTTGCACTGATTTGTAATACCTCTTAACTTGATAATTCCGCTTCCTTGTCTGTGGACTATACATTTACTACCGCATACCGGTGTTTCTGTAAATGCAACATCTTCTCCGGCAGCAACTGTTTGTAATGCGATTCCTGTAATTTCCATTGTTTTTACCTCTCTTTCTAAAAAATAAGGGCAAACCATACAAGTCTGCCCCATGCTCCCGACATCAATGTCGGTACCAACGTAATACTGCTTAGCAGACATAATCTTTCGAGTTTTCTTTCGAGTAGAACTCAAAAGCACCCAATCCGATTAAGATACTTGATTATTCAGTTGTTTAGCAGCCACAACCTGTATTGCATCCGCATCCGTAAGCATATCCGTAAAGGTTGCTTGCCGGGAATGATGGTACTGGTGTAGGTCTTACTGCGTCAATAATCTGATTTGTCTGTGCGCTCATGGCGGTAGTCAGAAGTGCGTTCTGTCTATCCTGTGAAGCAGCTCTGCGTAAATCATTGTTCTCTGCCTGTAATGTTGCAATCTTGTCATTTGTCAGGAAATCAAGGATAGCTCTCGTTCCTGCGTTCTGGCTGTCAATGATGTCTCTGGTGTTGTTATTCATTGTATTCTGTAAAGCGCAGGTGTTAGTTGCCATATTGTAGTTTACACCCTGAATGGCTTCTCTTGTCTCACAGCAACAGTTGGCAAGCTGTGACTGTAAAGCATTTGTATTCTGCATATTAGCGACTGTATCAGCGTTAATAGCCTGCTGGATGCCGTAGCCTGTCTGCATAATGTTTGTATTTATGCCATTAAAGCCTGTGAGCATACTGTTATTCATAGCGTAAAATCCATCGCAAAGTCCGTTGGAAATGCCGTCTAACTTGCTGATAACTGCCGAATTGTCGAAGCCTCTCTGAATATCAGCCTGTGTCGCATATCCCTGTAATGCTCCACCATTACCGCCAAATCCGCCAAAGCCACCGCCCCAGCCACCAAATATTGCAAAGATTACGACAATGAACCAAAGCCATCCGCCATCTCCCCAGCCATTGTTATTACTGTTGCCGTCAATGCTTGCTACAAGTGGTACACTGGCACAATTTGAATTAAACATATTAGTTACCTCCATTAATTTATTCATAAAGATGTCACCCAGGTAATTTGCAAAGACATCTAATATGCTACTAATTATTAAATCTGGTTTTTATCTGATTAAATACATCATCGGCATTTAAACCTTTTTCCTTGCACAAGTTCCTTGCAAGCTGTTCAATACCCTTAGTGTTTCCCTGTTGTGCCATGCCGATAGCGTTTTTAGCCATAGGGTTTGACATAATCTGATTATTCCCCATTATTTGCTGTATGAACTGTTGTGGATTGCCGCCACGTATCATTTGAATTAATTGCATTGGGTTCATCATGCCTCGTCACTCTCCTTTTTGCTTTGCGATTGCGAAGTTTTTCTCTGCGTCCCTAAAGCTACCTTGTTTTCCAACTGCTCAATCTTCGCCGATAAGTCATCAAAGCGTTGCATAATGCCTGCTGTGGCTTGTTCTGATAGGTCAATTTTGAGTTTTTCCGTATCAAGTGAAGTATTTACCGCTTGCACAGATTTATTGTCTATTTGGGGCTTATACACAATCGTCTTGATTAGTCCGTTAGCGTCCCAAGCCTTGACGTATATCTCCGACATATCCTGCTTAGGGAAGAATGCCATTGAGCCGTCCATAGGCACTTCATTAGCGTTGATGTTTTCGACAGACTGTACCATTCGCCCATTGATGCCTACTGGCTGTTGCTGATATGCTCCGGGCATCTGCACCGGCGGCTGTTCCTGAGGCTGATACCTTGCCGCCTGCATTTGCTGTAAGTATTGTGGATAACCTGTGTACTGCTGTGGATAATAGCTCGGAATGTTATAAGGATTATTGTATTGAGGACTGTTCATTTGCATTTTCTTCTTCTACCTCCTCGATAGCTTCGCCAACTGCGTGAATAATAAGAGATACCGTCATCAGGTCTGCTTTTTGAATTTCCTCTTTCGCGAAAATCTTCTCAATCACCTTATCTGACAACATCGGTTATCCCTCCTTTTGCTTATATTTTGGCATAAAAAAAGCCGCCTAAAGCGACAGCTTGGCGACATAAAAGCGACAAATGTTCAATTTTCCCTTTGAAAAAACGCGATAAATACAGCATTAGCACTAGCATACCGCCGTAGGCATGGCATACAGTAAGTGCTAAAAATTCTTTAACTGTATCTCAATATTGCCATTGACAATGATTATCTTGTCAATTATAGTTTTAAGTATCATATTTTTTTGTTTCTTGTCGATGCTGTCCCAAACATCGGCAAGTTTTTTTATTTCATCATATACGATAGTGTTCTTTTGCTTGACGGAAAAGTTTTTCCGTTCTTCCGATATATTCTCCTTAATCGCAGATATATTTGCTTCAAGCTCTTTAATCATGCTCAACACTGTGTCGTTGCCATCCGCATACAAGCCGTAAAGCCTTTTCAATTTCGCCTGTTCCTTGTCAAGCTGTGACTGCATAATATCAAGCTTTGTTTCCTTTTCCTTAGGCTTGTACGATGATAAGTCAAGCGATATTTTGAGCATTTCTTTCTCGACTTGCTCCTCTATATCGTCCGCCCATTCAAGCGAATTATTGCAGGCCGGGTTGTGGTTTGGCAGATAAGACATAGCCTTATTTCTCGACATGCAATATATCTTGTGCTTTCCATGTGTCCACTTCTGATATCGCATGGCACATCCGCACACACCACAATAACATAAGCCTGTCAATAGGTTTGGTTCAGTTATGCAACTTGCTTTATTGCAACTTCGAGATTTCCTCAACTGCTGCGCAAGTTCAAACTGCTCCTTGTTGAATATAGGCTCATGCAAACCTTGATATATCTTGCCCTTGTACGGTATCATACCAATATTTACTGGAGTTGTGAGTATCTGCCTAACAACTTTCTCACCTTTATACCCACATATTTTGCAGATTTTTATATCTGAATATCCCTTGATGTACAGTTCAAGGGCTTTGTTTGCCTGTACCTTGCGTTCGGGAATAGGAATCAAAATTCCGCTGTCCTTGTCATAACTGTAACAATAAGGCAGATTGCCACCGCCCATCCAGTAGCCTTGTTTCACTCGTTCCAACATGCCGCCACGCATACGCAACATCATTGTATTCTTGTCAAGTTGTGCAAATACCGCCATCATCTGAGTATACGCCTGTTCCATTGGGCTGTCGTAGCTTACGCTATCATGCACACACTTGAACTGTACACCGTTCGGTTGGAATATTTTCTCAATCATATACAGACCATCAATCATATTCCTTGATAATCTGTCGAGTTTAAAAGCCACCACACAAGATATTCTCTTGTGCTTACAGTCAGCAACAAGCCTTTGAAGCTCAGGGCGGTTCATATTTGCCCCGGTGTAACCATCGTCAACATACCAATCTGTCACAATCAGCTCATTCTTGGTGCAGTAGTCGAGAATATCTCTCTTTTGGCTTTCAAGTCCGTTGCCTTCTTCGGCTTGCTTCTCCGTTGATACTCTCATGTACGCAACACATTCCATTGTTTAACCTCCTCTTAAAAAAGAATGTGCCGTACTTATCGCGTTACGGCACATTTTACCCTTATGCTTACTGATTGTCAATTATTGATGCAATCAGCTCTTTAGTCTTGTCCGGCAATTTGATTTCGCCCGTCTTAATCTCCTTGCCGTTTCGTGTCACAATCACCATGATTACCCCTCCAATCTGCTGATTTTTGACTTAATTCTTTCCACTCGCCTGTTCACTGTACGATTGCATACCGATACTTGCTGTGCAATCTCCGTTATGGTTTTGCCCCTTGCAAGAAGTTTAAAAACTTCAATCTCTTCTTCTGTGAAGTTGGCGTTGTTAATAATTGCATCAAGCTCCGGCTTAGTCAGCTTCGACAGCTTCATAAGCCGTTATTCCTCCTATTCTCCCTCTTCTCTTCTCCAATTGAAATCCAAGCCGCACTCCTCACGCATCGTCTGTCTCATGTCGGCCCAACTCACATCGTCATCAGCAAGGCACTCAGCCTTGGTGTTGAATCTGTCAATGAATCTGTTTAGCCTTGAACGTCCAAAGTCAAACTCATCTCGGAGCGTGACTGCCGATAACAGGCATATTGAATCAACAACATTGTTTTTTATTCTTCGCGTACATGCTTCTAATTCTTCGTGCGATACTTCAAACGGAATAAATTCTGCGTTCCTCTGCTTCAATTCCTTAACCGCTTCGTCAATGCCGTATCTCTGTGCGATATCTAATATCCACGCCGCACCCGACATTCTGTATTCGTGTATCTTCTTGTCGCTCTTAGCCATTGTCTGTCGCTCCTCACATTCTTTCGCATTCCAGTTCATCAGTACTCACATTAAAGTACGTTGCTATCTTATCTAACGTATGCGGTCTAGGGTATGCCTTGCGACATAAATACTTGCTCACCTGTGCCTGAGACAAGCCCAAATCGCTGGCAAGTTTAAACTGCGATACCTTTTGCCGTGCCATAAGCACCCGGAGATTGTCAGCGAACCTCGTCATATTTTACTCCGTTTCCGACTGCATTTAGTCCATCTCTGTAGCCCTCTTCGTATGCTTCAATGATTGCATTGTTTTTGCTCGCTCCTACTATCAGGAATGTTGCCATAGCTGATAATATCGTGCCGGTCAAAAAAGCTATTGTCGCTGCCATCAATAGTTATACCCCCTCCATTTGATTTTGCACTCCTCGCATAGGCAGGAGCTTTCTGTGCGCGGCACTTTCCCGCACATAGTACACAACCCTTGTGCCTTAAGCCGCTTTCGTCGTGCCATAACCTCGTCTGATTTCTTGCGCCCACACAATTCGCAAGTTACCCTGCCCGGGCGTGCTTTCCTTGTCTTGCATATTGTACATAATCCTGCTTTCAGTGCTATTTTCCTTGCGTATTTAGTCATTTCACTATCAGCCTTCAAACAATTCTCGTACTTTGAAAGCTTGTAATTGTCTGGCAGTTTAGCTCCACAGTATGTACATTCATGGTTCGCCTTGCGTTTATAATATATTTCGTTAGCCGCCATCTTTATCTCCTTTCTGTATTATTTTTCGCTCCATCTCCTTGAATTGTTCGTCCGTATATCCTCTTTGCGAAAAGTGGTTAAACGTGTTCTTGGTTCTCGGCGTTGAGCTTTGAACAGCACTCATGCTCACCATCTTAGCCGGGTCATCTGTGTAGGCACCGTTAGGCTTAACACCTATCTGCGATTTCTCCTCCGTGTACAGTGTAGGCTTATATCTGTCCTTAGGTATGGTGTTATGTAGCCGCCAATGCTTAATTACAATGACGTTAGAGTTAGGGAACGTCAAAACATACCGCTTGTCAATCAATGTCTGCAAGTCCTCGCTTGACGCTTGACATTCCCTTGCAATCCTCTTAGGTGCATCCACAAAGCCATCATCATCCGCTCTCATGCACAAGTGAAAAAATAAACCCTGCGCCGATATTGGCATATCAAGGAACGCATCCGAATCTATTAACTTTTTTGAGAACATTCTCTTGTCTGCCATATTCCGCTCCTCTTTGTTTTCTATCTCACTAAATCTTCTAACTTAACTCCAAATCCGTCCATTTTCTTACTTTCTAAGAACGTATTCGTGTCAAAGAATACCAATGTATGATTCTCTTTATCGAATCCCATTGACACACCATTCCTTGTAAGACTACCTTTTAGCAAGTCAAGGACTATGGATATTTCCTGTTTTGTATCGTCTGTCATTCCACACCTCCGATAAAATCACTTAATCTCATTTGAGCCATTTCACAATCAAGTCTTTGTTTTGATGCCTTATAATAGCATTCGTCAAGTTCAAACCCAACAAATTTATGGTTAGTGTTATAGCAAGCTATCAAACTACTCGCACTGCCTACATGAGTATCAAGAATAATATCTCCGTCTTTTGCGTATCTGCTTAATAGCCATTCATATAGTGCTACTGGTTTTTGGGTTGGATGTATTCTTGAATCATCCGCTCCAATGTTTCCAAAATAAGGATAATCAAAAACCTTCGATGGTCTATCAAATGAAGTCCATGCAAACTCGCAATCTGAATAATTTTTTACAGGTTGATGTTTATACCAACATACAAAATCCCTACATGGAGGCATATTAAAATAATTTGCACCCCAAATAATCTGATTTTTGCTAACCCTAAACAATTCATCAAAATACTTTTCAGTCGGAACACTATTGTTAGGCTTTGCAGTATCTCCATATTTTTCTAACCTTCCTTTTGGATTTTCTAACCTTTTTATACCATACGGCGGGTCAACAATAGCCAAATCAAAATATTTGTCAGGAAATTCTTTCATTCCTTGCATACAATCCATGTTGTAATATCCAAAATCTAACATTTTCTTTTACCAAAAGGAAACCTCGGTTTTATGTCGCGACAACCTATTCCTTTCTTTGATTTTTAGTTAGTTACTGTGGTTTTCTGCCTGTTTGAAAATACTCGTCATAAGCGTCAACTGTATAGCGTATTTCAGTCATAGCTATATCAATCGTTACATCTTTTTTATCAAAGGCTCTTTCTACACAATCTTTAATTCTCATCATTAAAGCCTGTGCTATTACTATATTCGCATTGTTACTCATTCTGAATCACTCGCTTTCTTTTCTTTTAAAATCCTCGCAAGGCAAATCAAGCAAGCAACCGCATTTTTCGACTTCTGTAATTCCCCAATATGTCTTATATCTGTAAGAGTTTTGGCATTTAAAGCAGAAATCCTTACCATTGTTCAGCTTGCAACTTGTCTTTTTATCTTCCAACTTTTTCCCAAGGCTTTCATTTATTCTTTTGAGTTCTTCTACTTTTTCCTGTAGTTTCTCACAATCATCAATGAGTTTATTGTATTTCTTCTTACTTAAAATCTTCATTCTGCTTCGCTCCTTTCAGCTTTTCTGCTATCTGCTTTACTTGTCTTATGGCATTTTCCCAAGTTGCACCCTCGGTTGGTAATCCGCTTGACATAGCCATTCCGAAAAAGCGTTCGGTGATGTTAGCAGTCAAATCATCAACAGCCTTGTTATATTCTTCTTTAAGCAGTTTCTTTGAATTATCCATTTGAATATTGCTTGATTTAATTTCATTAAACCAATTTTTCTCCAGTGTTCTGTAATGCTCTATCAACTCAACTTTCTTAAGGTTTTTCAAATAAGAATCCGAAAATGTGTATGCACCAGTAGGAATATTGCTCATTCATCTCCCCTCCCCTACTTTCGTATCATCAATAATCTTGATTTTCTTGCCGCAGGCATTGCAGTAAACGTCAATACCTGTCGCACAACTAAGTCTCATTTTTCCGCACTCTGTAGCATAAACCGGAAATCCATAGGGTGTATGAGTAACATACCATTTGCACTGCTCATTTTCTTTATTGCCATTACTCATTCACTTTCACCCACTTTCAACAAATCCATAAACTTCTCATACTGTTTCTGCGACACCTTGTTGTGCTCTTTTTCTGGCTTTAAGCGGATTATAAGGTGCTTTTCTGCGATAGAGGATAATTCTCTTGCCAACACCTTTCTGCCTTGCTGTATGCCCTCTCTGTAGCCTTTAGCTGGGCGGTAATCGTCAATCTGTGCTTTGCCCTCGCCTTGGCTACCGCTCGTCTTGTTCCTGAGCTGATAGCCGTTGTCGGCGTATGCCTTGATGTAGTGCTGTTCCCACTTGTCAAGCTCATTCTGTGGGTAATGCAAAAATCCTATCTTCCACCCATAAGGATTCTCACTAAAATCATATAAACCATGTTTTTTCATGCTGAGGTCTATATGTTGAAACCCAACAAGATGTTGTGCCAGTCTGGTCAAGATATGTACTGCCTGTCCGATGTAAGCGTATTTGAAGCAGTTCTCGTCAACTCTTGTCAAGAAATAGATGCCGCTCTTCTCGTCAAGCTTAGGATTGACCTTTAACAGCCTTTTCTTATTCTCCTGCTCAATCGCCTTGGCTCTTGCTATGTTCTGATTATTCAAGGATTATCACCTACCTTTAATTTCTCCCCTATTTTGTCAATTTCTTCCTCAATAATGACAAACTCATAGGCTTCTTTCACGGCTTCAACTGTATCATCGACAGCCTTATTGTAAATGTCTTTAAGCAAAACTACTCCATCATTTTGCTCGTATTCTCTAAGCCGTTTTAAACTCTTTGCAATATCAACAAAAGTCTGTGGCTCCGCTTTGAGCTTGATGTTCTTGCTTTTCTCTTCGCAAAATGCTATCTGTTCGTCAAGTGTCATTTAGTCCTCACTTTCTAATAATTGTGGATTGTCAAATGTGTTGCCGATAACCTCTGCATTAACCATATTTATCCAATAACCTAAATCTTTTCTGCATCTTTTAGTATACTTGCCTGACCAGTCTACATAAAATCCAACATGTTCAGTTTTGGTGCTATCAAAGCAACTGTGATACCTGCCATATTTGATTTGTGCGTAAACATCACTAAATAAGTCTTTTACAATATCATTTTCGTAAATCAGCTCACCGTTCTTATCTTCCGAGCCTGTGCATCGGCAGATTGTGTCTTTATTTACCTTATACCAATTTTCAAATCCTAAATCTCCCTTAGTACCGCCTTTTGTAAACATATTACTATTATTTGTCGGAATGATAATTGCTCTATAACCATCTTCGGCATCATTTGACAATATAAGATTGCCTTGTACCCATTCTCCATTATCAACTTTTTGCTTTGAATAAATATCTATCGTTCATCTCTTCCACCTGCCTTTACTATCTCTATTGCTACGTCTCTAACAATGAGATTGTGGTTCATTGTTGTTCCGCCGCCAACATCTATGTTTGCGTTAAATGTCCATTCGTTAATTTCTTTTACAACCTTATCCACATTGTAGGCGGTCGGCTGTTCGTTAATAATTCCAATTAATGCCGTCTGCAACGCACAAGGACATTCTTCATCAGTTAATATAGTTCGCAATTTATCTGCATCAATCAGTCTCATTGTTTGTCCTCCTATTCCAGTGTCGAATAGCTTCTTCGTCAGTGAAAAACGCTTTCCCCATAGTAATATCGCACTCTTCGTTAGTACAGCCGACAGTTACTGTTCCATATTCAGTATTAAAGATTATAATTTCTGCTTTTCCACCACAAAACGGACACGGCTTTAATTCTTCACTCATTGTTTTCCTCACTTTCTTCTGACCAATCTAATTTTTGACCACAATCACAATATTTAGTGTTACGATATACCTCTTTCCCACAAGATGAACAACTCCAATGCTCTTCTTCGCAATCGTCAAGTTCCATGTAGTCAGGATTGCAATGCACACATACTGTCTCACCACAGACTTCGCAAACAACACCATTGTGGTAATCATAATCCCATGCGCAATCGTCTATTTCTCCGTTTTCATTTTTCTTCCATGTGTGTTTGCCATGCTTAATATATGTATGTTTAGGTTTCTTCGGTATCTGCTTTTCTCTCGCCGTCCGGCATTCTTCCAAAGTCCCAATCTTGCGATATTGACGCCAATCACTTAATGCTCCAAAATAATTGCTTTTCATATCCTGTAATTCTTCCGGTGTGCCGATTGCGCGGTACTGTTGTACTTCTTCAAGCGCCTGTATTGCAATAGTTAAAGCCTCTGCAAAACATTCCGTAAAAGGATAATCCTCATTAGTTGAATCCGAAAATAATCTTTCCAATGTTTCCATCGCTTCTTGTTCGTTCATGAAACCACCTTCTTACTCTTGTTAATTCTTGTAGTCTTACGTTTCTTCTTGCTCCCCACATATCTGCTGCCACCTGTTGGCTTGCCATAAATAAATGCACTCATGTTTCCATTCTTAGACTTCATCTTCTCTACCTCCCAGTGCTTCAATTGCCATGTTAATAGCTTCAATTCTTTTTTTGTTTATCATTGTAAGCTCTCTTTCCCTCGCTTTGCTCAATCCCAAGTAATCGCTACTGTATACTGCTATTGCATTTATTAGCAGTTTTTGTTCATCACAAAGAATTTCAATTGCTTCCCGAATGCCCAAATTATCTCCTCCTAGTTCAATCGCCAAAATTATATTCCTTTAGCCGCTTGCCTTTCTCATACGCTGTACATTCATTACCTCCCGGACACGGTCTTCTGTGCCCGGTTATCAATATGTACTGGCAGAATCTGTCGCCACCCTCAAAGCTTATACGGCAACTGTATTTACATGTGCTACATTTCTTTTGTTTCGCCATGCTGCCGCACCTCCTTAGTTGAACGGTAAACCTTCATCTTCTACACCCAATGGCAAATTCATGAAGCCGTCACTTGCCATTGCTGGAGCAGGCATATTCGAAGCCGGCTGGCTTGAACTGCTGCCGTTAGTGTTCTTACTCTCCGCAAACTCGTATTCCTCAACAACGACATCTGTGGTGTACACCTTATTGCCGTCCTTATTAGTGTAACTGCCAGTCTGAATACGTCCGACAACCGCAATCTTGGTTCCTTGATGAAGATACCGTTCAATGCTTTCTGCGGTTTTGCCAAACGCTGTACAACTTATGAAATCCGCCGTCTGCTGTTCACCCTCTTTCTTGTACTTCCTGTCAGCCGCAAGTGTGAATTTTGCGGTTGTAATATTTGCCGCTACACTTACTCTTATCTCCGGGTCACGGGTCAGGCGGCCCATCAAAATAACCTTATTCATCTACTTTTTCCTCACTTTCTTCTGCTCCCACATTGTCTACTGCAAGTGCTGAGAATTCGCCAAATTCGCATTCCTTTCTATCGCAACTCCAAACTGAGCACCACCTATTTTCTTTCTCACGCCAAAACATCACTAAGCCTTTCAAATCTGTATTCTGAATGCGACGTATCATGCATTTTGTATTTCCTCCGGCTTATCAATTTTCACAAATTCTATCACGAAAACGTAAGGATTCGCTTCCCATCCATAGCGGTCAAGGTCAGATTTCTTTATGGTGCTGTTCCAAATTTCGGTGAAATGCTCTCTCGCGGTATGTATGCTGTCATATTCATTCTCCGGGGAGTGAATAAATCCTCTGTCGTCTATCGCCCCTTCTGCTTTTGCTCCATCCTCAGTGACATCCTGTAACCGCTCCACTCTCACATCCGTAACCTTCAGCCAGATACGTGCAGCTTCTTTCGGCATATGAATTGATGGATGCCAGTGTATTCTCGTTGAAGTTGCCATACATCCATCACATCCCGGATGATTTCTGCAACTTGCTGGATAACCACCTGATAAGGTTTCACATGGATCTAAATAATCGCTGTCATAGTCCGCACGATAATAATATTTTCCACATTCCTCCGTCCATGTTTCCCGGACATACAGGATATCGCCCGGCTTATACGGTGAGCCTTGTTTCATAAAGTATTCTACACATATAGGACCGCTCCATTCTCCTTTTTTCAGTACATTCCAATATTCCGCTTTCTCATCAAATGGAATCGCTCCTTTTAAAATTCTCCTTGTACAGGTCTTCCGTCCGTCCAGAATCGCCCGAACTATCTCTGTATTAAACAATATTGGTTTTACGCTCATTCTTCATTCCTCCTTAATAACTCTGGATTGTCAAAGATATTGCCGATAACTTCATATTTCTTGCTATTTACCTCGCTAAGACCATATAATGAGACAGAATTAAGTTCTAACATCCAAGACCCCTCTTCATTATCCCAAACAACTCTGTATGAATTATGTTTATTTTTCATAATATCATTTTCGTAAATCAGCTCACCGTTCTTATCTTCCGAGCCTGTGCATCGGCAGATTGTGGATGGGTCTATCAAATACTCACCGCTATCATTAGCGATATAGCGTTCTCCACTTAAAAATCCAACTACCCAAGAACCATCTAAATGGTTATTATCTGGCAATACATGTATATGTTTTGCTTTAAATAAATATCTATCTTCCATATTTTTCCTTTCTAATACCTTGATATCTCTATCTCACTATTCAATACTGAATTAAGTTCCTTGCTAAGCAAATCAAGCTCACGCTTCACTAATGATTGTGCTTCATTTATCGCAGCTATCACAGATGTACTGTTTAATCTTTTATCCTTGATACCTAATGTCTTGCAATTCATGTATAGTGTTTCTCCACAACCGAATAGTGTGTGAACACATATATTTAATCTTTTGTTTTCACCTCTGTAGATAGTTCCTGTTTCAACCGGTTCTCCATATTTTGCATTGCTTATATACTTCATATTCTCTCCTATTCTGCTTCTGATTGAAGCCAATCCCTAACCTCTGACACTTTATGCATCGAAATTCCGTTTTCAATAGTCTTAACGCTACCTTCTTCATAAGTTTCAATCGAACATATAAAATCAAGCAACTCTTCATCCGACATATTCCTTATCCTGTCGGCATTGGTCTGTCTGCTATCGCATCTGCAACAAGGCTCATTATCTCTTGAATTGCTGTTGTGCTGACAGTTGCAAGTGTGGCTAGTTTCATAGTTCTGTGTGCTTGCCACTTCTTCAAAAAATACCATTGGATATGAAGCCATACAATTAGCTGTCATAGGGTCGTGAATTTCTGTAACCACTACCTCTTTTCCGTCAATGATATGCTTTGAGCCGATAGGGAAATCATGTTTCAATTCTTCCCTTGATAGCATATATTCTTTTACAATCATTTTTCTCCACCTCTCAATTCTTTCAGTTTTGCTTCTGCTTCGGATTCTCCTAATTCAATACCAGCAAGACATCCACTCGCATAAGCTTCTTCATAGCACCTATCAATAGCCTTGTAAAATTCATCACAAAACAACTCTGTCAACGGACATTCAGAGCACTTGCATTCTTTATGATGGCAAGTTGCTTTAGTGTGAACACATTCTCTGCGTTCTGCTTTATCATCAGCAAGTGGCAATTTAACAAGTCTGCCCTGTTCCTCTGACTGCTTGTATTCCTCCCATTTGTCGACATCTTCATCAGTAAGAAGCCGTGACTTTAATGTGTTATTTGCCATATCAATGTTTGGGTGCTTCTCAAGCATTGATACCACTCTCAGTAACAAGCCATCGCAATCCCCATATACCTTGTTAAGCCGTTCCTCTAAATCCTCGTAATCAGCTAACTTCTGTAATACTTCGTACCTAGTGTTCTTCCACTTGACTGCATCGGCACTTGGCGCTGCATACACGGCAACTCCATTAGAACTTCTTCTCGTTAATCTATCCATTTCTGCCCCTTTCTACCACACAGGGTAATAATTTCCTTTATCATCCGCAACCCAATAACCTGTGCTCCAAGTATCAGTTAATGGGTCGTAGACTTTTCTGCCTTTAATCATCTAATCATCCTCCAAGGTTAGGCATTACACATTCCCATACATAATCATCATATTCAGTTTCTTTATCCTCTTTTAAGTTGCCGTTTTCGATAAGGATATATCTGCTAAATTCCATACCTCTTTCAAATGCTTCTATTTTTATATCCACATTGTATGCTTTGGATAATTCAATGTATGGTTCACTTTCTACGCCCCAAGCTGCTTTAAACTTCACAGCAATACAGGCATTTCCATCTTTTCTTTTCCAGACATTTATGTCGTTTGGCTCAACAAAGTTTCTGTGGGTACCTTTTATATATGCAGTCTTTTTAACATATATAGTTCCATCTTCTCTGTCTATCTCAATGGCTTCTTTGTCAAGTTCTTCTCTCACATCAAGTTCTGGTTCTCTAATGATTACTACTTTCCAAACTTGAAGATTGTCAGCCAGAAGATTAAATACATCTTCCTGCTTTCCTCTGATTTTTAACATTCCCTCGCACCAGTTCGGCATATCAATTCTCCTTTCTAAAACGGACACTCACTAGGATTTTTAATCTTTCAAAACCGACATATCATACCCACTTTCAATAAATTCCAATGTTTTAGCATGATTGCACCTATTTCCAAGATATGTATAAATCTGCTCCATATCTTTCTCAGTAAAATCGGTTTCCAAAAACTGATTTACACCGCCAAGTATAAATCTGTGAAATTCATCATTACTCCGCTTAGTGCTGTAAGGCTCTGTCTTATATGCAGACCTTGATAACCATTCCAAAACTTTACACTTTACATCTGTTTCATTTTCGCAATCTTTTAATCCGAAATATGTATTGCTTCTAATATGTGCTATAAACTCTGCGTTGTGGTTTATAACGCTATTAGGAAAACAATTCATCAACTTTGTGACTATATCCCAACTAATCAAAACGGACATTCATCTCCTTTCCTTTAATTATCTTCGTCATAAATCTTGACACCCAACTTTTCGCCAAGCCAGTCAAGGCCTTTTCTCGTCAGCCAGTACATAGCTCCGCCATATCTATCTTTCTTACCTCTGCATGCATAACCGCTTTCGCACATTTCATTCCATATCTTGCAATCATCAGCACTTGCGTCATAGTAGTTTCTGTATGGCTTGTAGAAGAATCTCCCATGCCTTTTATACGGCTTTCGGTAATCTAAGCCGATTGCGTGCCTTGCTAATGATACGCAATATTCTTCATTTAAAATGGTGGTTCATCTCCTTTCCTTAAAATCCAACTCTTACCCTGTTCTGCAACATCTACATTCGCCCCATTTACGGCATTTTTCATCTTGGCAATAAAACTGTCCTTATCAGCATTTTCGCTTGATAAATGGCACATTATGACGTTCTGCAGGCTGTCTGAATCGTTAGCCTTGACAAAATCGCAAGCGGTATCAATGGATAAGTGACCTCTGAAAACGTGATTAGCTTTCGGATTGTCGGTATCAACTAAATCCTTGTCATAGTTCACGCCTAAGAGAACGTGGTTTATGTCATTAAACTTCCACTTGATTAGTTCACAATCGGTTATGTAAAGCATTCTTCCCATTTCCTTGTGAGTAATCAGAAAGCCATATATCGGGCAAGGTTCGCCATTTGCGTCTGTATGTGTCCAATTCCCGTCCAATGTCTGTAGTGGAAACGGATAAATTGTGAATCCGCCATAATTCTTCTTGTTATAGCTTCTTTGGTATGGTGCAAATACTGGCATTGACATTTTTTTTAAATTGTCTAATGACTTGCTGTGGTCAAGGTGTTTATGGGTGCATAACACACCCACAACATCTTTGACATTCCAATTTAAGCCTTTCTTAATCTCCTTAATCGGTATTCCACAATCAAGGATAAGCGTTTCTCCACTGTCGGAAGTTAAGGTGTAGCAGTTCCCTGTACTTCCTGTTGCAATACATTTAAGTTTCATTTAAGTACTCCTTTAATACTTAATATTCATATTTCCGTGTTCATTTACCCAATCAATAGCTTCTGCATATGTAACACCGTTGTTCTTCAAGACATAAAGCAGATTATGAAATTTAGGGTGTGTTTCTTTCAGCCTTAAAAATCTGCTCTCTTTCTCTAAATGACATCCAAATCCACATAGGACACAGCCAGTTCTTTGGCATCCAGTCGTTTTCAGCAATGGCCTTTCCTTGTCAAAAACCCCATAATCTGCAAACGACATCTGATTTTCACATTGTCCCATAGCTTCATAATCTGTAACCACTTCGCCATAAACAGAACATATAGGAAGATTATTCTCCTTGATATATAAAAGCACATCTTGTTCTGTCCAAAAAGTCATCGGCTTACTATGAGGATGTTTCACATCAAATGCGTTACATCCCTCTTGCATCCATTTTTTGGCTCTCAATGAACTTTCACTTGCCATAGTCGCTATAATTGGCTTTCTGCCTGTTTTCTTTTCGTAATCGTGCGCAGGCTTTTTCTTCATAATGTCGCAGCATAAGTCGCTTATTTCAAATGGTGCATCAAGAAAGAATTTGTATTTTTCTTGATTAAACTGACTATAATTGCCTTTACTATCTGTCAGTTCTCCATTCAGCCTGCGTAACCTATATTCTGAACCACTAGGGACAACTCCCATCTGCAAACTCTTGTGCTGTTCGTTCTGCTTGTTTATTCTCCTGTCTATTCCTAGCAGATCTGCCATATAGCAAGCATACGGAACTGTCTGTCTGTCTGCCTGTCAAGATTGTGTTATTAGATTTTTGGCCGTCAAGGTATTTAACATATTTTCTCGCACCGCTTACACAATTTGACACTTCCTTGCTAATCATTGGAAAACCATACTTTTCACAAACTTCTGCAAATGAAATCTTAGGTCTCAAAATCACAAGGTTATCAAAAGTCTGTGCAAACTCCTTTAACTCTGGATATTGTGTCGGAACATCTACGAACACAAACGGAATATTTTTATATCCGCAAACTTCTCTGATTATATGCCCTAAAACTGTACTATCCTTGCCACCGCTAAATGATAGATACACTCCGTCTTCGCCAAATTCATTAACCCAGCTTCTTATTCTCTCGGCTGTCATTCTTACTTTGATATTCAGCGGTAATGCCTGCCATTGGTATAACTCCTGCATTGTGTGTTTCGCCATACTCACACCTCGATTTCATCATCCTGTGGAAACTGAAAGACAGCATTGTTAATAAAATCTACTTTTGACGGCTGATTGTCCGCTCTTATCATCACACCGCATTTCTTTAATCTTTCAAATTCCGTTGCTAAATCTTCTGAAATAGCGACATTCTGCATTACGATAGGCATACCGATATATGTTTCTCTAAGCATTTCCATAGCCTTAATTGCCTTTGCTTCGGAAGAATATTCAGCTAACTTTGTGCCAATCGGTGATGATGAATTGTGGCAATAGATATATGCCACTTCTAAATCTTTATATTTCCCACTAGACATAGATAATGAAAAATATTCATAAGGAACATCTATTGTTCCATCCTGTGAAATTGCTCTCATACTCAATCTCCTATTCTGCCTGCATGAATGGTGGCAATGTGCTGTCTGCCTGTTCTTCGGTTGCTTCTGCGACTGTGGTGTCAACTACATCTGCCTTATCTTCTATAAACTCAACAGTATTAGCATTTTCGGCATTTTCCGCCTGTGCAACCTGATATACCTCGTCCATTTCTATCTGTGCCTGCCTTGCCATAGGGTCATAATTCTTAGGGTATTTCCTCGTTGCATTGTTGCACATTTTTCTCTGTATCATGCTCTCCGGAGTATCAAGCCAAGCATCACTTATAAAAGGTCTTGCAATCTCACATTCAAGCATTTCATCAACTGTCTTGCACGCTCTTAAAGCATTGAGGACTTCCTCCTTCTTTTCCTTTATTTTTGCTTTCTCTTCCGGTGTAGCATCGTAACGTGTTCTTGCAACTTCCTTGTTATACTGCTTTTTAGTTCCGGTAATTACCCCAAATGTTTCATTCATCATATTCTGTTTAACGTGAGCCAAAAGATTGACCTTAACACTGTCTCTGTCCGCAGAGAGATAAGTTACCGTTCCGTCCATCAGCTTAACAGGGTACACAACCCTTACCGCCTTATCGGAAACGCTGTTCTCCTCCCACTCAGGTTCCGTCACGGTAAGCCCTTTGTGCTTAGGTGGTATGTATTTATCTCCCTCTTTTACTATCCAATATGGATAAACCTGTTTGACATCTTTTCCGTAATTAGTAAGTAGGGAATCATAACCACTGCCTTCAATTCCCATTTCGACCTGCTGCTGCCAAATTTCTTTTCCGTCGGCATCTTTTCCGATGTTCACATTTCTCAACTGAAAATAGCATTCTCTCGGATATGCGCTTGCATTAAGTTTAAGGCTTGCGCAACGCTTAACAATGCCTCTCAAATTGCTTGTATCAAGGCTACCCATATTAACCTTAGGATTGCTCTTAACAAGGTTAAAAATGCTTGTCATTGCTTCCATAGCACACTCTTTAGCGTAATCATCCATATCCATTCCACAAGCCTTATAATCGTCAATAATAAGACCTGTCATAGCATTACTCCACTCACTTAATGAGGTGGTAAATGCTTTCTTCTCTGCAACTGCTGTATTCTCTGCCATAATTTTTTCTACCTTTCTAATTGATTTATTTTAAATGTTCTATTATTCCTCTGATTTAAAGATTGAAGAGGAAAAGACACAAACTGGGCGAACACTGTAGTAGTCATCACAATAGCGCATAATGATATTGCCAGACGAAGTAACAGTGACAGTAACAGTACTACTCCAGTTATTATCACAAGCTGTGCCCCAGGGCGTAATCAAACGCCACCAGTAATCTTCTGTGTTAGGGATAAGGCTTCTGTACTTGCGGTATTCGTCAACCGTGAGAAGTGATACCTTGTCCTCGCATTCGCCATACTCAGTCTGCCCATCAAGTGAAAGCAAATCTCGCTTAAATGAGGCAATATTCTCTTCTCCTATCTCATCGGTAATCTTCTCGACAAATTCTGTATTGAGATATTCTCTTAACTGGCTCCGAAGCCAGTCATTAGAATTTTCATCAAATACCATCTTGTCTGCAAGCCTGTCCGCAAGGCACATATAACCCTCATCTGTAATATCAAGTATCTTCCAGTTAAGCCCTGCAAGCTCAAAGGTCTCTCCGACCTTTGACCCAGTAAAACGCTTTCTTGCCTTAACCTTAACATTACCTTCAAGCGCAGCTACCTTATTGCTTAATTCGGTTATCTGCTCCTGTAACATCTTCATTGTCAATGTAGCCATAATTGTCATTCTCCTCTCGATACAAAGATATTAGATTTCAAGATACAAACTGGGCGAATGCCGTTGAAGGAGTCATAGCTGTAGTAGCTGAAATCGCCAGATGGATGAACAGCGGCTATTGCGTACAGATAACCTCTTTCTTCCGTAGACCAAGGTGTGCATGTCCACCACCAATCGCCTAAATCCTTATTAACAAGTAAAACATTGTACTGCCTTGCTTCATCAAACGTGATAGGTCTTACCTTGCAAGTGCAAGGCTCAAACTCATGCTGCATATCAACTGAAGTTAAATCAACAATATGCTCGACAAGATTATCTGCTCCCAATTCAGCTTCAATAATAGGCTGTATATCGCTCTCAATAACTTCCTTGAGGTTTGACTTGCTGTAATCTCGTGTATCTTCATCAAAGACAATACCCTTTGCCATGAAGTTCTTAGATATTACCTTTGTAGCCCCATTCTTCTGTTCAAGCACAATGAAATCATGCTCTCCTATCTTGAATACCTCGCCCGGTTTAAACTTCGACAACTGTACCCTTGTTAGCTTTTCAGCTTCTTCTAACTGCTTAACAAGCTCTCTTGCCATATCTAACGCCTTACTCATTCTTCCTATCCCTCCATAATCTCTAAATTCTTATATTTACTATCCACAATGAGCATAATTGTCTGTCCGTCAACCATCTGTGCAACCTTGCTCTGATTGCTCTCGTCAAGGCTCTCCGCATCATCAAGCCATACTGGGCAAGTAATGCCACTAATCTTCTGGATAGAATTGCAAATGTCAACCCTGCCTAAAATCCTGTTGCCCTTGTTGCTCATAGTTGTTAAAATGCCCTTTCCGTCTACAGTAGGTATGCAACAACTCTTGTAATTGCCGTTCTTGGCATATTCAAACAACTGCCACTTAACTAACTCAAAATGGCTGTTTACTGCTTCTGTCAAGGCTTCATTCTTTGCCTTGTCCAGTTCATCAAGCAAATCAAGGATTTTCTCAGCATTGGCTTTATTCTGTTCCTGTGTACGCTGTTCTACCCTTAATTCTTCAAGTCGCTGTTCGTCTCTCTCTGTGTTACTTTCAGCTATCTTTCGCTCACATTCTGACAACTGCTGCCTAAGCTCACTTTCCTGTGCCTTTAATTCAGTCTTGACCGCCGATATGTCATTAGCCTTGTGCATAGCCTGTTCCTTTTCGGCTATCTCATTAGCAAGTGCCTTGTATTCTTCTGAATCGGCAATATCAATCTCCTGTGGTAATTCCGTCAACTGCTCTGCAAGAATTTCAATAGCTGTATTCAGCATTCCAAGACTTTCCTCATGCTCCGGCAACTCTGCTTCGAGGTCTGCAAGTGTTTTCTTCTCTTTGCTAAGTCTGTCAGCATAAAGGTTTCCGTTATCCGTAATAGTTTTTAACGTGTCTGCCTTGTGCTTCTTGAAGTCGGCTCTCAACTGTTCTTTCTTGTCCTCACCGTATTCACTGCCACAATAAGGGCAGATAAGAATGTTTTCGTCAAACTGGCGGTTATTCTCCTCAGTCCACTTCTTACGCTCTGCATTGAGATAGTCGGTTATGCTCTCAATGGTTTTCTTTGACAGCTCAATGCAACGCTCTGTCTCGCCGATAGTCTTTTCTGTCTGTTCAATAAGAAATCTCTTGTCAGAAATCTTGTCCTCAATCTCTCGCCTAGCCTTAATATTGTCCTCGTTAGCCTTGCGAACCATATCACTCTGCTTGAACTTCAAATCAAGGATATCGGCACTAGCCTTATCATATTCAGCCAACATCTTGCCAGTGTCCGTCTGATTAGCTATGCAATTACTTATCTGCTCCTTAAGGCTATTTCTGTGTAATTCAAGGTCAGATATTTCAATAGCCTGTTTAAGCTGAATATCTCTTTCCTTTTCCTTAATCTGTCCGTCAAGAATAGGCAAATCCTTTGTAATCTTGGTCTTGGTAGCCTTATTCATAGCAGATAATTCTTCTGCTGTGTATTTCTCCAGCAGCGGCACTAACTCGGCTAATTCAGCCTTAGAACGTGCTATATCAAGGTCTGTCACATTCTCAACAAGACTAAATAAGTATTCTCTCATTTCAGCCGGCTTCTGATTAAGAAATGCGTTGATGTTACTGCACATCTTAAACACGCTCATATCAATGTCAAGATATGTGTTGAAGTCCTTTAATGTCTTAGGCACATCATTGACAAAATACTTGTTATCATCCTTGTAACCGCTGCCATCCTTGCTGTAAGTACGTTTCTGCACTTTCTTCATAGTGACTTCTTTTCCGTCTGCATCCAGTACAAGCTCGACTGACACGTCCATATCATCAACCGATACTCCGTCAACCTCACGCCTGACAACTGGGTTATCTTTCAACTCATAATCACAGTTAAACAAGCACCACAGATATGCCGTGGCTATTGTTGACTTGCCGACACCGTTCTTCGCCATGAGCTTAGTAATGGCGTAAAAATCAAAATCCTTACTTGCGTAACACATGAAGTTCTCAACCCTCATGTTCAAAAGCTTAATATTCATTCCTCTTAGTCCTCCTTCTGAACGGCTCCTGTAATCTTGCCGTCCTCAATCACAACCTCCATGTTTCCGGCTGCACATAATATCTGCAATTCATCAACATACATTGCGTTCAAGTCTGTGATAATCATTTTCGCTTTCCTCCTCTTGCAAATTTGTCTATGATTTTCTTTTTGTCTCCGTCTTTGCCGACAAGATAAAAATAAAAATCTGTCTCCTTATCAAGCATCCAGTCATTAGCATTAAGCCCATGTGAAGATACTATGATTTTCTGTTCTCTTGTCAGTCGCTTAGGCTGCTTCATTCCCTTACTCTCACTCTCCATTCTTCCCACACACCGAAAGTCAATGCGTCAGCGTGATTCTCAAAATATATGTCAATCCTGTTACCCTTGATTGCACCGCCGCAGTCCTCAGCAACAAATGTTCCGATTCCCTCAATATCCACCATAGAGCCATAAGGAATAATCGTAGGGTCTACCGCTATGGTAACACCCTCAACGGCATAAGTTCCTGTTGCAGTTATTCGGTCATTCTTTCCACAACACTTCTCGCAACCGCAATATGCTGTAAGCGTGAACGTCTGCCATTCGTCCGATGTTTCCTCAATAGGACCATATATCGGCTTCTCTATGTAGTTGAGTGTTTTCGGTGAAACATATATGCAAATTGCACACAAGATACTGCCTAGAATTGACATTACTCCTCCTTACATTCAACAATCTCGCCATTACGCATTGTGTAAAATGTATCTTCTTTGATATTATCTCCATCAACTCTTATCATCTTTGCTCCTTTAAGCGTCCACAAATCCTGCGTCCAGTAGTTACTCTCGTCACCCTCCCAATCAGCCAATACAAGATAAGAACCGATAACTCCTTTTGCTTTACCGTGATAACCCCATGCCACAGCAATACTGTCTTTATCGTCTGCGGATGAAGCTCCCTTGTAGCCTGTTGCGGATGAAGCTCCGCAGTTGCCTGTTGCGGATGAAGCTCCGTAGTCGCCTGTTGCGGATGAAGCTCCGCAGTTGCCTGTTGCCGAGGATGCTCCATAGTCTGAATTGCTGTCGGCTTCTTTCTTAGTTCTGCTCTTGGTGTATTCAATAGCTGCTTTAACCATGCCAGCAATGTTTAAGCTCACGCCTATTTTAATCTTAGTCGATGCAAGCTTAGTGTCATCGCCCTTGCGGCTGATTTCTCCGTCCTGTTCAACTTCGTGGAATACGCTCTCACTTGGAGCATAATAATTAAAGCAGTCTAACGGATATTCGCACGCATGAAATCCTGTTTCGCACACTTCCGCCTTATCGGTTTCGTACTCTTTGCCCTCTTCGTACTGAAATCCTCGACAAGTCATATCCTTGTTAAACCCTTTGTATGCTTTGATTGCCATTTCATTCTCCTCTCTTTACGCATAAGCCATTGCATACCGCTTAACAATATCCTCAAATATCGCCTTAAGCTGTGGCTTTTCGTATATAATTGCAATCTTGGTAGTACCCTCTCTGATTGCTGTTTTGGTGTTTCCGGCTTTTTCCATTCTCGCTGTCTTGTTGTCCTGTAATCTCTTTAGGCTACAATGGGCTATGGTTTCAAGCCGTCCGTACAGCTCGTTGTAAAGTGTCTGATAATCAATGCCACTCTTGATTGAGATTTCCCTTATTCGTGCATTGATTTCATTCCGCCAGTCCCCAATAGGCTGTGTGAAGATTTCCTTCATGTTGTCAACTGTTGTCTGCACCTGCTCAATCTGCTGTGCCTGTCGTTTCTGTTCAAGCTCCGCCTTGTTCATGCTCTCAACAAGCATGTTCATAAGCTGCAACTGTGGTGATAACTGTGAGCGGTCAATAGCGGTCTGTTTGACTTTCTCCTCAATCACCGTAAAATATTCCCTTGCTTGTTCCGCTTTCTCGCCGTTACCCTTGACAGATAACTTCTTAGCGAAGTGAGCTGTGAGCCTGTAATCTGTCGTAGCCTGTCCACCCCATTCCCCATTAATGGTGAATGCCCAATAATCAACATTTTCCTCTGCAAACTCGTTCTCGGTAATATTTGACTTACACCACCTTGCATAATGCTGTGGCGCAAGCTCTAAAAACTCATAAAGCTTTCTCGCCGTTGTCATGCCCTCGCTGTCAATGTCAAGGGCAATCTCAATCGGCGTTCTTGTTTCTACTGTCTTAACTTCGTTCAAGTCTTACTCCTTTCTGCTGTTTTCGCTTTTCTCTGCTTCTCTAGCTATTGCCATTCCCTCGGCTACACCAAGAATGTAGTTCTTCTTGTTATCGTCAAGCTTAGGGATTGTGTCGGACAGCTTACGAATAATCTCTTTTTCCTGCTCACTCATTCAATTCACTTCCCTTCTGTGATATAATGTTTTAAAAACCGGAGGTATTATTATGCTTTTAAAAATTGAAAGAACTATTTTGAAAAAAGTATCTTCAAATATGGTTGGCTCCATTGAACTTTCAAAATTCGGTAAATATTCCGGTGAAGATATTTACCAAGCTTTTTTAGATTTAAAAGAATTAGGCTTTTTCAGAAACGTAGATGTTTCCAATGATAGAACGGTGTTTTCTTATGTTTTATCTGTTAAAGGAAAACACTATAAAGAATATGTTTTTCTCGAATTTTTAAGAAATATCCTAATCCCTTTTATTGTGGCTCTTGTAACCGCCACGGCTACATATCATTTAGAAAAAGTAGCAGATAGCTATTCCAGTAGCAGCACCAGCCAAAGCACTTATGAGTTGAACTGCACCGATTATGAACGGTTCGAACTTATTGAGTAAATCTCGTTTCTGTCGGTATGTCATTTTTTTCAAAAGCTCACTTCCTTTCATACTGTCAAATACGCTAACTGATTGACTATCACCAATCGGTCTTTACAATTCTTGTAAATCTCTTTATAATGGAGCTGTTGGCTGATACCTTCTTCAACTACTTTCAATATGATATTTTCTGTGACGGATAAGTTCGTCAGTTGTTTAGCGGTTGCGGTATCTCTATCAGCCACACCGACAGTTTTGTTTGCCAGTTTTGAATATGTCATATACAGCATATCAGCGTGTTCGCTTCCCTGCTGTTTGGCATATTCAACTAACTGCTTTAATACATCTGTTTCAGCTTTTCTCGACAGCTTACCGACTGTTCTTGTTTCAATCCAAGACTGCGACTGTTTTTCTCTGATGTAATTCTCCATCTGATTAAAAGCGTTTATGTATTTAAGTTTCCAATCTAACGCTTTCTTTCCGGTAAATCCCATTACCAATAATGAAAAGCCGTCTCGGTTCATAAGGTACATTGGATATTCCTGTTTATTTTGTGGATGAATGTAACTACTTTTTACAAATAGGGGGTCTCCACCATTTTGGGCACACCCTTTTCCGATTAAATCAGAGTACATTCTTTCTATTTCTGAAATCAGCTTGTCATGTCTTTTACCAAACTTTTCAGCAACCTCCAAACTGTTGCATACAGCTTCATCATGCTCTAAATGTACAAGTTCGTTCACGTTCTCACCTCTTTTCTGTTGATTGTAAAACAATTATATGTCATTAAAAAACATTTGTCAACATATTCTTGTTGATTTTTTCAACAAGGCGTGATAATATAAATTTGCAGGAAGGAGGTGTGAAAATAAATGAATGAGCGTATTAGGAAGATAAGAAATGCTCTGAATTTGACGCAACAAGAATTTGCTGACAAAATAAAAGTGAAAAGAAACACTGTTGCAACATACGAAATGGGTAGAAGTATTCCAAGTGATTCAGCTATAGCATTGATATGTAAAGAATTTAACGTCAACGAAGAATGGCTTCGGAATGGCATCGGGGAAATGTTCAAATCAAGAACCAAGGAGCAGGAAATCGGAGCTTTTGTCACTGAGACGATGGCTTTAAAAGATGACAATTTCCAGAAAAAATTTGTATCAGCCTTAACAAGGCTAACCGTCAAAGACTGGGAAAATCTTGCTGAAATAGCAAAGAAACTGTTAGATGAGTAAAAGAGGAGAGGGTTATTCCCTCTCCTTTGTCATTCCTTGAACAAATTTTAGGATATGGTCTAATATCCACAAATCATCCGTTTTGTTAATTAAGTCAATTATTTTTCTTCGGTAGTAATCTGCATCTTTTTTCATGTTTTGCATTTCCCCTTTACAACCACACGTTTTCCAGTAGCGATGTCCCAATTATAGAACATTTGTTCGTCACTGTCAACAACTAATAACCCCCACTCGCAAGGAACAATGCCAACGCCAATCAACACTGCCCCTTGCTTGCCAAAGCTTGAACCTGTCCTTATCGGACAAGTCCATAATAGCACTTTGTTGTATTGAAATCTGAACAATCGGTAACCAAAATCCGACAAAAAAACACAGAATACGGAGGTTTTGCCACGGATAAGCCAAGTGCTTACACCGATAAATATTACAGTTACATAGCTGAGGAGCATACGTGAACTATCTTAAAATTAATTTCTTTTAACCCACTCGTAAGGTTCGGTTGTACTAATGGAATAGATGCCGCCCGGCTTCGATATCGCTATCACCACGAGATTGTACCCGAAGACCATACAACTATTGCCTTGAGATGGAGTATTATTACTATTCCATTCGATGTAACCCATGAACGGTTGTTTTTTGCTTAAATTTAATATACCCGAGTTATCATAATTAGACAGATTAAAGAAATCCAACTTTGAGGTTAAATTATTATTTACCTCATTTATCGCGTCTGCATTTGTTTTGACGCCATTCTCCACGTTATTGAGCTTATCAGGTGTAATTTCCTCGCCGTAAGCCCAGTTATGCTTGTTATAGTCAATCGCCATTATCTTCTACCTCGCTTTCTTTTTGGGTTGCTTTTTCCTTAGCAGCTCTTAACTGTGCCGCTTTTTCCAATTCTGCCGCTTCTCTGGCAACTGCGGCATCTGCTTCTTTCTCTAACTGTGTAGTCAAATCCTTAAGTGCAAGTAGCTTTACCTCAGTTTCAATCGGCGACTGATTGATGTACTGTGCAAGTGAACTTCTGAATGCCCTTATGTCATAATTACTCATGCTACCTCTCCTTTCTTTTCAAGCTCGGTTACGCGGGCTTTAAGTTTTTGTATTTGCCATACACACAGGGCTATTAACTCTTGCTTATTAACTCCAAGTTTATCCTCGTTGATATGGTCAAATAATGCCATGTCTGCCTCGATTCCTGCTTCTGTAATCGCTTCCTCAATGTCTTGTGCGATGAAGCCCAGGTGTCTTTGGGTTTCCACGTATTCTGTGCCTTTGTTATAATAAAATGCTGATGGCTTTAGACTATTAAAAAGTTCTTCCATGTGTTCTTCATCGTCTAGGCTTTTGATTGTGTTCTTGTATCGTGCATCTGATGTATTATTAGCGGCAATGCATATCTTGTACCAATCCGATGATGCAGTGTATTCGTCAAAATGTGTTACCCATGTTCCGCTCACGCCTAAACCGTTAGAGTAGAATCGGCGTATACCATCTGTCCAGTATTGCATTATCTCACCTCTGTTATTAACTTGGTAAGCCGGCTTGTCTGCTGAACATTCACCTATTACCCACAGTCCCGCTTCATTCATTACAATGTTGTTTGCCCCTATTGCAATGGCTCCGCCGTCCATTGCACACGCTTCAAGTCGCCGCCCTTTAATTGTTCCGGTTGTTATATTATCAGCATTGATTACAGTCTGTCCGCTTTCTTGTAATGCCGATATTGTGACAAGCCCTTTTAAATCAAGCTTGCTCGATGAAATCAATACTTTTTCGGCACTGGCATTGATTTCGGTTACAAGCTTGTCTTTCGACACTTTGGTTTCTAGCCCTTCTGCCGTAGCTTTGATAGACGTTTCCAGTCTGCTGACAACCCCTTTTGTTGCGTAAGTCTTGCTTACATTTGTCATAATGCCCTCTGCGCTTTCGCTTATCGCTAAGTTCATCTGTGTAGTGGTTGAGTAATTGCTTATCGTCTTGCTAAAGTCCTTTTTCAGTTCATCCGCTGAGAGCTTAATGCTCGCCTGAGCATCAATCTTGGTTATGTAATCTGAGTCAACCTTAGTCTCGAACTTCGATAAATCAGCAGATAGTCCGTCTGCCGTAGCTTTATACTCAGCTAACTTCTTATTGACCCACGAAAATTCGGTATCGCCAACATCGGAGAATCCCCACGTATCGCCATTCTTGATAAATCTATATGTCTTGCTGGCAACCTCGTCATATACAAGTGCTCTGTTGTGTTTCTTATAGCTTGCGTCTGAATAAGTAAACCTCAATCCCTGCGTAAGCTTATCACCCACCACTGGTCCCGATGTCCAGTTGTACGCCGGATAATTTTGTAAGGTCGGGGTTCCTTGTGTGGTGTAGACCTCATTGGCACCATCAAGAGCTTCATTAACCTCACTTATCTGTGCAGTAAGTCCCTCTGCTGTCCTGTTGAACTCTGCACTCAGTGTGTTGACATAATCCCTAGTAGTATACGTCTTAGATATATCTTCCTTGATTCCGTCTGCTGTGGTCGCTACAAGTGTCTTGGCATCAATCTGTGTGATATACTCATTCGTCACCTTGGTTGACAACTGCTCAACGCTCTGAGTAATTCCTTGTGCAGTTACATTAAGGTCTGCTATCTGCTTCTGAATCACCGAATATTCAGTGTCGGCTATCGGCTCCCATATCCACATATCATCCTTTTTTATAAAACGGTATGTAGTCGCCGTATCCTCATCGAAAAACAATGTCCTCTGGTGTTTACGATACACCTCATCCGAATAAGTGAACTTTGTACCCTCAACAAGTATATCGCCAACCTTGGGACCGGCTACCCAGTTGTATGCCGGGTAATTATAGAGCGTCGGTACTCCGTGACCGTTGATGACGGTTATCTCGCCATCTATCTGTGATTGCAAACTCTGTATCTTTATATCCAGTTCTGATGCAGTTTGCGTTATTTCGTTCTTCAGCCCTTTTTCAACATTCAATATTTCCGCTTTGTTTTGGTCAACATTGCGGGTCAACCGATTCACCCTGCCTTTGAGTTGCGTAATCGACTTATTAGAGCTGTTTATTTGTGTGGTGCGTAATTGTTCACCCTGTGCCGTAAAACTGTCTGTAAGGGCTTGTACGCCTTTTAAGGAGCGTTCTAAGACATAAGTGGTTAGCTCTGCATACTTAGTTGACAGTTTAATTGCATCGCCGACTTCAATACATGGGTTTCCTGCGCTTGATATTTCCGCTGGGCGATATGTAATACCCTTAATGCGATTGAAGACATTAGTTGCAATAGCCTTTAGTTGTGCCGCATCCTTGCCATACACAAGGAAGTTATTCTCAATCACATAGGTATTACTGCCTGTGCCAACAATCGAACCTATATCATCCTCATCCTGTCTTATCTGCAGCTTGTCAATCTGCGACACCATATAGTCTTGATAATCAGCACTGATATAATGATTCTTGCTGATAGTTATTGGTGATGCGCTTTCGAGATATGTGAACTCAAACTGCTCTGTACGCCCTACTCGCCCTAAGCAACCATTAATCTCGCATATTGCATTAAGCACTTGGCTACCACTCAATTCATCTGCATCAACAGTTCTGCTTGTTGTCATATCATCGTTAGCAAGCGTTATGTCTTTTTGTGTAATGCCAAAATGACTGAAAAAACTATCCCGGAATTGTTTTAATGTTACATAAGTCTCTGTGTTTGGCAATATTTCGTTATACCAACCGACGACATCAGCGTTAATCACATCATATAACGCATCGTAGGCTTCAATTTCGCGTTTCGTTCTATCGGCTGTCGGTTTATCCGATACCACCTTGTAACGTCCGAATATGAACGGATTAGAGCTGTTGCCATTAAGCACCATCTTAACGGTTATCCACTTATCCTTTAGCGATGTAAACACGTTTGATATTGTAAACTTGACCACTGCCGCTTCGCACGCTCCGAATGTCAACTCGCTCTCGGAACACAAACTCTCCATCAACTCAAAACTCTCTTGGTGTAGCTCCGTGTTGGTAATTGTCACGGAGCCGTCATCCGTTGTAATAATGAGCTGTTTATCTACGTTAGGGGTGTAAAACAAATCCTGTAAACTGTAATCAACCATCGTATACACCCCCAATAAATGACATTCTGAATGAGCTGTAATGTATCTCGCCGCCGTATGTGCCGTATATCTGTGGCTGGAAGTCGGCAAGATAGCCCTTTTGCGTCACATAGTCGTTGTACTCAGGAATAAAGGCGGTAATGATACACTCCCTGCCTCTTGCACTTGTGTAATTATTGCGGATATTAGACATAAGCTCTTCCAGTTCACTACCTGTCAGCATGGCACGCACGTCAAACTCAATCTTCACCGCTTTAAGTTCAACCGCATTGCGGTGTAAATAACCGTTAGCGTCCGGGTAATCGTCTATGTCCTGCATATTCACATAAGACCTATATGTGTCAGCTTTGATGAATTTTTGCGGGATGATATATTCTCCCACCTTAACTAAAAAACCGCCGTATGCCACTGTTACCGCCTTTCTGAGGCATAATAAAAGCACCTATCGTTAATAGGTGCTAAAATGCTATGTCCTGCCCTGTCTTGTTTGTGATGAATGTCTTGTAGCCTGCCGCAATCAGCCTTGCTTTCATAGCCACGGCACGCCAGTACGCTTCGTATGCTCCAACCTGTACATGGTAGTTGCCCTCGTAATACTTGATTATTGTATCAAATCCCTTGGAGCGCACACCTCTTGCCATGTTCACTGCATAAGCTTTATCCTTGAAAGCTCCGACCTGCACACGATAGTACTTATCAGTGCTTGATTCAACCTTAGGTGTCTGATTAGGTAAATCAGCGTTGATGTATGGTGTCGGGTCTACCCAATCGAACTTGGAAGTGTTCATAAAGGAATTGGCACCCCAGAAATCACCAGCGTTGACAGTGTAAGGCTTCTTGTACTTGCGAACCTCAAAGTGAAGATGAATACCTGTTGAATGACCTGTGTTGCCGACAACACCAATCACATCGCCACGCTTAACTGCATCGCCTGTCTTAACCCTAAGCTCTCTCATGTGTCCGTAGCCAGTCACATAGTTGTCATTGTGTAATATCCACACCGCATTACCATAGCCGTCTCCGTTGCCGGCATAAAGTACTGTGCCGTCCGAATGAGCCACTATGTCGCTCTGAATGTATCTGTTATCCTTTTGCGGTACAAGGTCAATTCCCTGTGCATAACCGCCATTCTTGACCGCTTCAACGTGCCGTGCGTAGTTTTGTGTCACAGCATAGCCTTGAACTGCAAATACTCTGTTACCGATATTCATAGTCTTATTCCTCCATGTGTCTAATTTTATCTAATAAAAAAGACAGCCCACACGGACTGCCCTTAATATTATCTATATAATTTACTGTATTTATTAATATATATATTTATATA